AGGGCCGGTATTTCCAGTCCTTTAGCGGCACGGGCACTCCCAAGTACGCCCGTTTCACCGACTGCTGGTTTGGCCCTAATATCCCCGTAGACGTTCAGGGCGTGATCACCAACTCGCAGGTCCCGACAATCTTTACCGGTTGCCGCTTCGATCATCCGGGCAGCGCCGTCCAGGTCGAAGGAGATGCTGAATTTAATGGCTGCGTTATGAATGGGGCAGCGGCTACGACCTTTTACCCACAGATATCGGTCATCGCGAACGGGGCGCGAATTTCGGTGCGAGGAGGGATTTGGCCGTCAAACAACCAGTTCGTTATCAAACTTGATTCGGCGACCAACGTTCGGCTTAAGGTCTCGGGAGTCCAATTCACGGGTCAAGCCTTCGCGCACATTACGGCGCGCACGGGTAGTTCGGGGTCGCTCATCGAAGTTGAAGGGTGTTCCTTCTTCGACAACTCCACGGGTGGCCGAGCCATTGAGATCAACGAAGTGGTGACCCTTACCCTCCGTGGAAACCGTTTCCAGACGACTAAGGACGCGGTGAACTCCAACCAGGCGGGAGCCACGATCCGGGCGCTGTTCAACGACTTCTCTCAGACCGGTGCCAGCATCGGCGGGACAGCGCCCACGACCAAGAAGTACCTCGGGAACTATGGCAGCGTCGGGCTAGCCGACGCCTAGAATATATAGCAAATCCTCCGAGGTCATTTGGGCTGACTCGCTCTGGTCAGAAATAGCCCCCTTGAAAACCTCGTTATGGAATTTCTGCTTCTTTTTTAGGATTTTTAGCTTACGTTCTTCCACCGAATCCGCCATCATGAGCGTGTAGTAGCGAACCTTGTCATGCTCGGAGGTCACGCGATGGATGCGATTCTGGCGCTGAATATAGGTGGACCACTTCCAGGGAAGGTCGTAGTGGATCACGACCGACGCCTGCTCAAGGGATATCGAGTCGCTTCCCTTGTCAGATGATAGAAATACGCGCACGAAATTTTCGTTCGTGAAATAGTCCTGAGCCTTTTGCTTCTCCTTGGCCGTTCCCTCATACGTCACGTAGGGGACCAACCAATCATTTAGGTGCTTTTCTAGGATCGGAAGCAAGGTGGCCGAATAGGACGAGAAGATGACGACCTTCTCATTCGGATGGGTCTCTAGGAGAAGTTCCTTTAGTGTCTGGAGCTTGGTATGGGCATCGTCATTTAGTTTTCTCGTCAGGATCCTTTGAAGCTCTAGGGCCACCTCTGATCCCGCCTTCTGAGAAATAATCCCCAGATCCCAGGCCTCCCGTAACGAGGCGGAATTGCTCACCATCGATGGGGCGTTACAGAGCATCTGCATAACCTGAAGAAACCCGAAGACGCCCTGTGTATCAAAGTAGTCCCGATCTATAACCTTCTTCTTGGCCTCCTCGGCTAGAAGGTTATAGATCGCTCGATCCCCCTTATCCCAGTCGATGTAATACGGCTCCTCGATCACCTGAGGAAATTGAGCCGAGATCTCGGGGGAATCCTTATCTACTTGATGGGTGATATGGGCAGCCTTCAACCCCATCTTGTCTAGGTTTTGCCAAACCTGGGGCTCGTAACTAAACGGGTTATAGCTCTGGACGTATTCATCTCGGAAGTCATTGATCTTCCCGTAGACCGAGGGATCTAAGAGGCGAACGCAGTTGTACCAGTCCTCAGGGCCGTTCTCGATGGGGGTCGCTGATAGCATGTACTGCCGCAGGTCGGCGGGGCGTTCAGCCGAAAGATCGACTTTCGTATAGAGACACTTCCGGATCGATTTGTAAAGCTGGGTCTTGCGCGACTTCAACTTCGTTGGCATCTCATCCCAAATAATCAGAACCCTCTTTTGAAACAGAGGAAGTAAATGGGCTTGGTCGATGCGGAACTTCTCATAATTGGTAATGACGACGTTCGGACTCGCTGGGTCTTCAAGAAGGCCAGCAAGGGCTTCGTGTCGGCGTTTCTGTGGGCCATCCAACACCAGCGAATCGATATCGGCCAGCCGCTTGAGGGTACGTTGCGTATTAACCTTGTTATGTGCCTTCACGACAACCCACGCAACGTCGAAGTCACCAAGATCCGCATGGTATTTGAGTAGGGAAGCAGCCAACACGGTCTTTCCCGTTCCCGTGCTCCACATTGCCACCCCCGCCTTTTGATCCTTCAAGAAGTTATATCCCTGAAGCTGATAAGGCAGAAAGCCCTTCGTCGTTCCCGGCAAGGAAGACAGGATCTCGACTTGGGGCTTTTCGTTAAGCCGCTCATAGCTCTTTAAGATCTCTGTCGGCTCCTCAGCGAAGATCACGATGTAGTCAAGCTCCTCGGCTCGCTTAGTAAAATCCTGAAGCTTATTGGGACTCAACAGTCGATGGTTGCCGATCATGTCTTTGAAGTCCAGAAGGAAGCTGGACCCTAGACTTTGAACGAGCCATTGACCCGGAAAGTCTTCATGCTCTTCCAGGATCAGGTAATCGCCCGGCCGATCAGAGTCGGTGATCACCTTCATCATCTCCTGGTCGAGTAACCTCACTCGATAACTTCAGCTTCTACAACTTCGGTCAAGGCCGCTACGGCTTCGGCGGGGGTCTTCTCTTCCTCTTCTGATTGGGTGAAATCTACCTCGCGCCCGGTAGCGCGCAGGAGGTCGGCGGTTCGACCCACGATGGACTCCCAGCGCTCGCGCTCCACAAGCTCCTTCACCGCCTGCATGAACATTTGGAACTGGATCCTTAGTTCGTCAAGAGCCACATCTTGATTCTCATTCTGGAGCTTCTGAAGCGTCTCGATGACCTTCACCGCATCCTTGGGCTCCACGATGGCATCGTTATTGATTAGCGCGTCATAGGCCTTTTGGAGCGCCACTTCAAGATAAGTATTCTTAGTGACAAGACGGGTCACGCCCTCTTCATAATTACGTTGGGCGGCCTGGGCTTCGCGCTCGATGACCTCACGGATGGCCGCATCCTCGTATCCCAAGTGCTTGTCCTTGTGGGAGGCAATCGACTTGCGCGAGATATTGGCGAACCCGAAGTGGCGTTCGATCTCCGAGTAGGAGAGCCCGGCGATGAGCATCTTGTCGATCAGCGCCCGATGCTGAGACTGACAGACCTTGCAGCGGGTCTCGATGATCTGCGGGACCTTGGTGGAAACCGTCGTCCCGTTCTTCTTCTTGGGATCAAATTTGGGAATGTCTACACCTTACGCAGATATAGTCGCTATTCGCCATGACGGCAACCTGCTCGCATTCGGGGCACTCTTGAATCTGCGCCCACTCCATTTGCAGTGGGAACTCACTAGGATCCTCGTTGTTCCACGCCGAGGCGCTCCGACAGTAGTTCTCTAACTCCAATTCGGCCCTGGATGGCGTGTACCACATCGTATCGCCACTTCCAGGATTATTTTTGAAGTAGTCATCGATAGTGATTGGCTGTCCCATAGTAGTGGGAAGCTCCTGCCATACACCGCCGAGGACTCGCTCATTTTTGATTGCTTGAGCCATTCATCTTACTCCCTGCATTAGTAGGCATGTTGGTTGTGTTGAAGCCATAGACGCGCCTCATGTTCTCCCCACAGCCTCGGCAGACAATCGGAACGCTGACATAGCTTTCCTTCACTACGTCGCAATGGTCACATTTGTATTCATAGGCAGGCATCTAGCGGTACCACGAAGCGCCGTGCTTCTTCCTCGCGTGTTCGCTGTTGATCTTGCGGCCCTGAGGGTGAGACCGGTTGTAGATCCCCGCCACGATGGACGGATCCGGGGTGCCGTTCACCGGGAAGATCTCCCGACGACGACGACTCTGCAAGTGCTCCTCGAAAAGAATGGGATCTGCGCCTCCGATCCCCCTCGCCTCACCCTCTCCCTGATACCAGATATGGCCTTGCATGCAGGAGTATTCAACAAACTCCAAGACCAATTCGTTACCGGCTTCGTCCTTGAGCCCCTGGCTTTCGGAGCGGACCTGGCCCGTATGTTTTCCCCTCCCCTTGCATTCGCGGCAGATCTCTGAACGCGCGTCCTGACGCAGCCAATCGTCAGCCATAAGCTCTAGCTGACGATTGGTGTACGTCTTACCCTCCTCAAATTCAGGAGTCTCCTCTTCTTGTCGCCACATTAGATGATCAACCCTACTTCATCATCTACGAAAGCGGGCTTTGTGATCACTACGCCATTGAGAATGATCGTGTCATCGGCGAAGTAGCGCTCGCTTAGCTGCTTCATCGCCTGCTCAACATATTGTCCGACTGACACGGTAGTGATTTTCATAAGCTTCGCCACGTCTCTCTGCTTCTGATCGAGTATGACATTATACCATACAGCTTCACGCTTCCGTGGAGACAAATCCTTGAGACCATCCATCAGGTCCCAGAAGCTTATTGTCACGCTGATCTTCTGCTTGACTGTCCCATCATCATTATAGATGAAGTATCCGTGATCGATTACATGATGTCCGGTGTGTCCTACATATTCTCGGAACTCGATATAGTGCCGAAAGATCTCTCGAAGAATCCTGTGCTTGGGAATCTCCTCCGTAAGCTGTCCCTTAACTTGCGCCATAATCTCCAATATATCATGGGGTACTGTTAGAGTACCCCAATGTAGTGAGACCAATAGCAATAGCGTCTGACTCATCAAACACCTTGGTCCACTTGCTCTTCTTAGGCGCAAGTTCTGGTAGCAATTGTAATACCCCATTCCGCACCGCTACCTTAGTTGCTTTGGGACTCCCGCCGATGCGCTTCTTTACTGTCACAGCGGCCACCTGGGTCACCTGAGCGCCGAAAGCAAAAGCGATGCCCTGGACCGCAGCTAGGGCAGCATGAGCCAAGAATACTTGGGAGGAATTGGTGAAGCCCCGGACCGGAAGAACTTCGCAAGCGACCTGATCGGGCTCGTGAAACGCGAAGAGTTGCTCGGCGTTCTCGACCATCTCCTGAACGACGCGAAGCCGGTACTCCTGATACTTCATGGAGTCCGGCTTGTGCGTTTCCCAATAGGTCGAGTAGACATACTCGACCACATTTGTCTTCTCGTCGTAATCGAGAATGGCTACGCCCATACGACCCGCGCCGGGGTCGATGGACGCCAACCTCACAACTTTGGACCGACGAAGGGCAGTATCTCTTCTCGGTCCTCGGGCTCTTCGCCCGCTGCTATGCAATCACCTACGAACTTCCACTTTTCATAGATTGCGTCGATAAGCGGTTGGTTACGAACATACTCATACTCTTTGAAATCATGAGGCGAATCTTTCGAGACGCACAGGATGATGGCCCGCTCTAGGTCAAACCAGTCCATGTAGATATTAACCTGGGCCTCGTACTTGGGAGCACACCAGGCCGGAAGGCTCATCTGCTTGAAATCAAACGAGCCCATCGTTTTGATATCGATGAGGTAGTCGCCGTGAACGGGGAGCTTGCACGGGGCGATGTCGGCTGATCCTGTGGCCCACCGAAAGGGTCCCGGATCCCAGCGGCGTTGTCCCTTAACCTCGATGGCGTCCCAGCCACAGAAACCGAGCTTTTCGACTACGATGTATTGAATGTAAGCATGCCAGAAATGACCAACCTGGAAAGTTTTCTTAAGGGATACGGGATGAGGCTTACCTTCAAGACGAGCAAGAGCATTAACTCCACGATGATATAGGTCTATCGCCTTCGGCGTACAGTCGCCACTCGGATGCCAGGCATCGTCGCCCAGTTTGGGACCGAACTCAGCCGACCACGTAAATTCATCTTGGGCGATAGCGCTGTCGATATGCTGAGCTAGCTTGTGGTTCTTGACAAGACCTCGAACGAAGTCGGTCTTCTTGAGCTTAATCACGCAACTCTCTTTCGGCGTCGTCTCGTGTCGGCCGGACCGTGAGATCCACCCAGCCTTCGACTCCTGCCAGAGGAGACTCGGGACAGAAAAGACGTAGGCAGAGGGCCGCTCTTTTGCCCTCTGCCCAAGCCTCGTCCGATACCTTTTCTAACTGGGTCAGAATCGTTGAGCGCTTAGACCTCTCCCCTGGAATACCAGTGGCCTTGCACTCAAAGATCGTCTCCAAGGTTTTGACACGTACATCGCCCTTGTCCGTATCCGAAGCGCCGCTGCTGCGAGAGCGAACACCTCCATATGTCTTGGCGACCCAGTTCTCATGGGTCACCGAAACTTCCTTCTTAGTCATTATTCGCGAGTCTTCCTTATCTGGTGAAAGATGTCCTCGCACAGGGTGCAGATCTCTCCTACTAGTCCGCCGAGGCCGTCGCCGTCTGAGCGAACGTATGGGATCTCCATCGTGCCGGTGAGGTTGCAGGCACCCGAAGACCAGACGTAATCCGCCTCGATGTTTCCGGAGCCCTTAATCCGCACCTCCATGATGCGGAGGTTCGATGCCGGGCGACCGCTCTTGCGGGGGAGCGGGGACCGCGCGAATGGACCCCCTATGTAGACTAGTTCGTCTGTGCATGGCAAATCCACCGCGTTACGCTTCATCTTACCCATCACTATCCTCCTGTGGATCGGTCCGGAAAACCGGCTTTGTTACGTTGCGAACGTTAAGAACCTTTAGAACTTCATCTCGGATCGTATTTATGGCACCGGGGTTCCCTTCGAAGAAGGTCGTGGCGTCGGCGGATCCTCGAATTTTCCCTCCGGGGAATACGTCGTGGTAATACCATCCGCCTCCTCCGGTCTTTAGAACACCGGTTCGCTTACCGGTGTTCAATATATCAGATATCTTATCGACGCCGAATGGGAGATCATCGGTCTCCATCGAGTAGTGATCGAAGACCGCGCGCTTGTTAGTTCCCTCGTCCTTCTTGGTGCGCTTGATAACGGCGACGATAGATCGACCCGCAATGACATCATCGCCATCGACCTTCACTGTGTAACGCTCTCGGCCCGGCTTTAGCTGGACTCGGATCTCAGCCGTATGCTTGAGCGCGTGTCCACCGGGAGATTCCACCATGCCTGGAATACGGGCGTTCATGTCATCGCGGATTTGGTTTAACAGGATGATAGTCTTCTTACGCTTCCACGCAGGAGTTTGAATGCGCTTAATACCCCAAGTGATCAGCGCAGACTGACCACCCTGGGAAGGCCTCCCATTATCCCCCGCTTCAGAGGGGCGAAGGATCGCCCCGATAGAGTCAAAGATAATAAACTGGATATCATCATCCATGACCATCTCGTATAACGCAGTGAAGGCTTGTTCTCCTTCATCCGGCCATACGATGACGAGCTTATCGAGATCCACGCCATTCTTCTCGGCCCAGGCAGGATCGAAGCCTGGCTCTACGGCAACAAGGCCACACATCTTACCCATCTTCTGGGCTTCGACAATGGCATTGAAGCCGATGATGGATGACTTTCCAATGTCGGGCGGTCCGAAGACCTCAATGACTGTGCCGTCAGGCCAACCGCCTGTTCCCAGGGCATAGTCCAAAGAGAGAATACCCGTAGGGGTCACAGAAGTTACAGGAGTGAACCGTCCCGATGCCGCCGCCTTGTGCCCAAACTTACGCTCAAAGCGCTTAGCGATATCGTCAGCGCTTGTCACTATATCCCTTGTTCATGATAGTTTCATTCCATCCTCGAAGTGAATCCCTCGGTCCGTCTTCTTGAGCATAAAGATTCCTGGCGTTCGTTCCTTCCACAAGAACTTGTATGCCATCCACTGCTGAGGGAACACAGCGAACTCTATGGTTTCTGAGCCCCACTCGATCTTGATGATGCCCATATCTTTTCCTGCCGCCTTGGTCTTGACAGGCCTTATATTTACAATAGTTCCTGGAAGTCTAGCAGCCGTTGCAGATACCGAATCTTGGAACCACTGGTACTCGTCGCACTCGTCTACCAAGTCCTGATTGTTGGCGAACGCTTCATCACTGTTATCCGTCAGGATAATGCCCAGAAGCTCCTTCTCAGCCTCTTGAATGACTGACATGGACACCGACCTCTCCACGTAAGCGTCAAAGGCTCCTACGCGATTTAGCGCTTCTATGAGGTTGGACTTGCAACGCATTTTGGGCGATGGTTCTTTGAACTGGGCGGGGTTTCCACTTTCTTTGTGAGCCTTTTTCCGCGCCGTCCAATCCTCGCTCTCCAGGGCAAGGGCCTGCTGGAAATCCTCAAGGGACCAGACGTTATGACGCTCCGCTAGCTCCTTGATATATGCGGCAGCATTCTTTACGCCCTTGACATTCGAGAGTCCGAAATAAATGGCGTCGTCCTTTACCGCTACGTCCACCTCTGACTTGCGGATGTCGGGCGGGCGGACGGTGATCCCTAGGCGGCGACCCTCGGCAACGTAGAGCCCGGCATCATCCGGATTGGTTCGGATGCACGCCATAATGAACTCGGCGGGCGCGTAATACTTCGCGTACAGGGTCCTGAAGGCAATCGTTGCGTAGCAGAGCGAATGCGACTTGTTGAAGGAGTAGAGCGCGAACTCCTCCAACTTGCTCCAGATCGCGTCACTAGACGATCCTAAGAAATTTGGAGCGATGTCCGAGTAGCCCTTACCCTTCCATTCGCCCTTGCCGTTGCGCAAGGCCTTCATGTCTTCGGGCTTCTTCTTACCGAGAATCTTCCGGACGGCATCGGCGTCAGATTCCGAATACCCCATCTTCGAGAACAGAGAGATTACCTGCTCCTGATAGATGAATAGGCCGTAGGTGTCCTCTAGGATACTCTCTAGGAAGGGATGATCGTAATCCACCGGTTCATCGCCACGGCGACGAGCTACGAATCGATCTACGGTTCCAGAGCGGATAGGACCAGGACGGTTCAAAGCAACAATGATCGATAGATCCTCTACCGACCGGGGCTTGAAGTCAATCGCTAGCTGACGGACGAAAGATTTATCTTCAATTTGGAAGATGCCCGTAGCCAAACCACGGTCAAGCATCTCCCACATTTCTACAGGATGATCCTTGGCTTCTAGACCGGACCACTTCACGTTTACACCTTGGCCCTCCTTGACTTGACGATGCCAATCCTGTAGGGTGTCAAGCGTTCGGAGACCAAGAATGTCCTGCTTGACGAATTGGCGCGTTTCCACTTCCGTCATCGGGAATACCGTTGCTTGACACTCCTGAGAGGCAGACCACATTGAAGGCAGTTCCGCATCTAGAGGAATATCTGACACAACCACTCCTGAGGCATGCACGCCGTATCCGGAGACACGAGAGGTCACAACCTCAAGAAAATTCATCCAACGAGAGAGAATCGTGCGCCGATCTTGAGGCTGTTGGTCAATCCATCGCTGAATATGACCACCCACATGATCCCACACGTAGATCTTCTTCCCCGATCCGTCATCCTTCCAGCCGATAGAGTCGGACCCAAGGATCTCGATATCAGGGACGGTAGCAACGATCTTCTTTACCTGTTCCTTTTCGAGGAACGTAACGCCCATGGCGTTATAGGTCTTGTCCAGCGCTGCCTTGGGTTTCATGCGCGTGACCGTTCCGATGGAGCGCACGTTGTTCGAGCCCCATCGCTTTGCCAGGTACTCCTTGATCTTCTTGCGATCACCCTGGGGAAAATCGTTATCGATATCAGGGAAGCCCTTGGCGCGGCCGGGGTTATAGAACCTCTCGAACGAAAGCTTGTAGCGAATCGGATCTACGTCTGTGATGCCTAGTGCGTATGACACCAGGGCTCCGGCTGCCGATCCTCGTCCTGGACCTCTAGTGATCTCTTCCTGATCACAGAACTGACAGAAGTCCCATGCTTGAAGGAAGTAATGCTCTAGTCCACCTTCAAGGAAGACCGTCATTTCCTTCTCCGCACGATCCCAGATCGATTGATCGGGATTGTCTCCATAACGCTCATGGATCCCAGCCTCCACCAAGTCAATGAAGAGCTTGGCGGCCGACTCCTCCTCTTCTACCTCTAGGTAAGGACACTCACTAGGTATAAACGCTGGCAAGTGGCGACTTACCGCAGGAAGTTCTACATCGCAACGCTCAGCTATTTCGACGGTATTACGAAGGGCTTCATCAACGAGAGAAGCAGGAAGATAATGCAGAGCATCACGGATTTCGAACTCATCCATCATGTAAAGAGCCATCGGGTGCCACATCTTGCGATCCTGGATCGGCGTATCGACGGACTCACCTGTCTGCATCGCCACGTATGCGTCGTGGACGGGGTATTGATTGGGGAACGCGAAGTGAGCATCGTTGGCGTACACCACGGGGATCCCACGCTCTTGCGCTACTTGCGCAAGCATCAGGTTGAGTTTTTCTTGGTCGCTCCCAGGGTAGGTGTGGAGTTCAATGAAGAAATTGTCCTTGTAGATTTCAAGGTACTTATCCAGGGCCGTCAGGTCCCCATTCTCTAGACCCTGAGGGACCAACCCCTGAATGCAGGCTGAGGTAGCGAACAGCCCTTCGCTGTAGCGCTCCAGGTCGTCCCAGTGGACACGACCGACATAGCGGAAGTTCTTAGAAGCACTATCTACGAGACGCCAAAGGTTCTTTAGACCTTCGCTCGTCATGGCACCCGCGACAAAATGCGCTTGATCGCGCTCGTTCCGGGTCCAGTTAGAGAATCCCTTCGGCTTTACGCCGTGATAAAGCTCCGAGCCGAAGATGGGCTTAATGCCTTTATCCTTCAAGGCACGAGCAAACTCTAGGTGCCCACTGACGGTACCGTGATCTGTGATACCGACAGCGGGGCACCCGAGTTCTTCTGCCCTCTGCACAATTTCGCGACAGGTGGATAGACCGTCAAGTGCTGAGAACTCACTATGATTATGCAGAGGACAAAAGATACACATACACTTACCTATCGCTTGATCTTGTATTCATAAGAACCCGTCTCGGGGTTCTTGCGGGAAATAATGTCAATTCCCTCAGCGCGAAGCTCGCGCAAACGACGCAAGCCCTCGGTTCCGCCGATCTCTGGCTTGGTTAGCTCGTATCCGGGAACGTACTTGCGCTGTGACTTGAGGTAGGAATAAACGCGCTCCTTCCTTGTCATCGTATTTGCAGTACTAGTCATTTCACCTCCTTCCTTCTATTGCCAAGATTTACTTCCATCTGGCCTCCTTCCTTGCCTTAACGGCAAGCTTGTCTGCTTGCTCGTTGTACTTGACCCCTATATGACCACGTACATGTCGCCACTGAACCCAGTTATGAAGTAGGACGGCCTCGTCTAAGGCATCCCACAGATCTTGGTTTACGTTCCTAGCACGACTAGGGAACTGACAACCAAGCACTACGTAACTTGAGTCAGAGACAATTTCGATTTCGCACGATCCGTACTCGTCATATAAGCTCTGCAAAGCCTCAACTTGGCTTTGCATCTCCATGCGGTTATTGGTCGTAGGGGGCGGGACGAATCCAGAGCCTTCAACTACTGCTCCAAATCCGTCAACCGCCACCCACGCCCAACCACCGGGTCCTTCCTTTGTTGAGAAGGACCCATCGGTATAACAAAGTATACCCTTAGATGGATTCAATTCCATGCTGGGCAGTCGCCATCCCAATCAGGAAACCGATAATTACCCATGATCTTGCTGCTGCCCGTGAATCTGGAACAAAATCACCCACCCGTTCAATGAGATACGACTGAGCCGAATGATCTAATCCAAAGAATTCAGACAGAGCACTTATGGCCTCTGCATACTCTCTAGAGTCCTTGCCATAATGCACCATGGCTATGGTTTCGAGATGCTCAAATCCTTTAGCGATATGATCATCCGTTACTTGCATTAGCCCTCGTGCATCGCCCTAAGCGCCTGGAAATTGGCACCCGCGCGGCCAGCTTCGCGCTGCGAAGGGCGGGCCGGTGCCTTTGCGGGAGCAGGCGTGCTACCGCCTCCGAAGCGGTCCTCAATGTGATCGATCGGTCCGACAAGGCGCTCGTAGCGCTCGGCATCGGCAAGCTCATTGAGCCGCTTATCGAGCAGGCGGTCACCGATCTCTAGTGCTACATCCAGAGGCTCAGCGGTCAGGTCGAGGTCGTCAAGCTCCCCGCGCAGGTAGGCAACCCCGCCGATGTTCTCAAACAGATTGCCGTAATCAATAGGCTGATCGAGATACGGCGTGAAATCGTACGCCGTGTTTGCATCCTTGCCCCGGCGAAGGATTTGTAGCGGCACTTCCTCAATCGGAGCCGTTGACTCATTGAACGAGCCAACCCAACCGAAGAAGTTGTTGCTGGATTGGACGATGACTCCGATCAACGGAGCCTCGACCTCCTCGGTTCCCCCGTCTTCGGTCTTGCGGGTGAAGGTTTCCGTTTTGACCTCGAATCCCGTAGGACGCTTACGGCCATTCACCGTTGAGTAAGTTGGCTCAAGCTCCACCGCTGCTGCGATGGTTCGTAGCTGAGCCTTGCGGCCGAGGCGGTCGGTCAGATCATCTGCCGCCTCGCCGATGGCCGGATCAGTACGAGAAATGAACTGCTCATACTTGGTGTAGGTCTTACCAGCCTTGCTGGTTCCCGTTCCAACCGGAATAAAGCTGTGAAGCTCCACGGTTGGAATGTCCTCTGCGCGATTGAGAAAAGCGATGAACTTCTCTTCGCGGTCGTTGTTCCACTGGATCTGACGTACGAACGTCGGATAAGGATTGGTGCCCTGGCCCCGCTGAGCATCAGCGGCCTCCTGCATTGCGGTCATTCCGCGCCGAAAATCCGGCATTTGTTTTTCCTTTCGTTAGTTAGCGCTATTGAGCTACAAGAGCTACTTCGGTGCGCGTTTATTTCTACTGCGTAGTTTACAGGGACGTGCTTACGAGTCCTCTTCGTCCAAACGGTCAGAGACAGTTGCTCTTTCCGAATCGGACATTTCGCCGACGCTGGTCTTGCCCGTCTTGCGAAGTTCATCGGCAATCGCCGCGTGGCCTTGCTTAGAAACCACCTCGGTCTTTTCGACTGATTGGTACTTCTTAAAACCCATAAGTCACCCCCTTCAGGTGAACCGATACCTCATCGGGACTCAAATCTCCGAGATCCGCCCCCTCTCCTTCTACGAGAGGGACGCGAAGGATCTTGACGTATCGATCTAACTCTTTCATGGCCGTATTCATCCAATTTGTACCAGCCAGGTCATTATCGGGAGCTAAGATCACGCCTTGGTAAACAAACACTCGCAGGAGGCGCAACTGCTCCCTTGTAATCTGAGATCCGAAGGTCGAGACGGCCGAGTAGCCCTGCCCAATCAACATCAGCGCTGTGGGCACGGACTCTACGATGATGGGTGGCTGTTTCTGAGTCTTCGCCCTGTCATAGCCCCACAAGGTTGTCTCGCGCGGGAAGTCGGTTGTGTTGGTGTACTTGCCGAGCCACTTGGGACGGTCGGGATCAAGCCAGCGCGACTGCCAGCCGACTAGGCGTTCCTTCCAAAAGTGGGGAAGGATAATCGCTGGTCCCTCGTAGGAGCCGTCCTTGGTCATCCGCTTAGCGACGGCATCATAGCCGAGGCGGAACTCTTCACGGACATCCTCGTAGATATGGCGATCTACGAACCATGGGTGAAACTTATCAGTCCAGGACTCGATGACTCGCTCGTTGAAATGAGGAAGTGGCTTAATTTCCTCCTTCGGCCTCTCCATCATCTTGGCGACTCGCGAATAGAAGTCCTGCGGAGACTCCTTCGAGTACGCATCGACAAATTGGTAGAGGTACTCGGTCGCCAACGAATAGTCGATGCCCTTGACCTCCATCACCAGGCTTAGCATCGACCCGCCGCCGCAGACCCAGCAGTTATAGACACCCTTGCTCCGGTTGATTGCAAGCTTGCCCGTGGTGTCACCGTTCTTATGGTTCTGGGTCATGAGACAGTAACCCTTGTCCTCATCCCCCGACGAGAACGTCGGCTCCCATCCCAGATCCTCGTAGAGCTTGTCGTAATCCAAGCGGTCTACGAGATCCTGAAGGTTTAGGGTCTTCATGGGGCGATCCGGTTATTCCCGACAAACGCCGCTGCGGTATCTGGCATCACGTCTCCCCACAATTGTTCAATGGCATCGGCGTACTCTTGAATTTCGTAAATAGCATTGTCTTCGTTGCGAAGGCTCAGGAAATTCATTAGGCTGCGAGCGTTGATCGAGAAAATAAATTCGATGTAAAGGTTCATCGGCATGAACAACCTAGCTTGCTCTCGTGCAATCCCTCGATCTATGGCTTCACAGTAAAGCTTGTACCCCATATCAGAGTATGCCTTGAGGCGAGCTTGTAGCCACTCGGTTTGTTCAGGAAACTCCTCAAAGGTATAAGATCCTGGTTTCCCGATTTGTTGTCTCGCGAACTCTGGAAGATAAAAGTCGGGTCGAAGATCAACGTATCGAGCCGACTCGACGTTGTATGAGGCGATCCGGTGTCTCTTCCAATCCCAGAATACGAAGATGGGCGCGCGGACCCGGAACTTCATATAGTTGTGCTCAAAAGGGGTGCCGTGACGCTCGCGCATCAGGAACCGGAGGAGTTTTCCCTCGTTCTCCCCGTACTCCTGCGCTTCCTTGGCGAAGCTGACCTTAGCCGCATTGATGACCGAAAGATCGTCTGCGCAAGACGCGATCAACTCTACGGATCCATGTGGCGGAAATACAATCACTCAGGAAACCTCAACAATATTGTCTTGCTGTTCTCTTCCAACTGTTCCTTGCGCTCTTGCCTAAGCTCTTTCATCCTTGCGATAGCCCTAGCTTGAGCCACTTCTTGATTGGATTCACACCCGCTGGCGATACACACCGCAGTATCAGCCGTACATAAATGAACTGTCCACGTTCCATCGCTCGCAGCCCTTATCTCATATTCGCTTCTCCTTAGCCATGACATTACTCTTCTACCTTTCCATTTAGCTTGATGCCACATGTCGAACGCATCATAACTTGGGCCTCCCAAGTCATGTCTCCATAATTTCGCGAGGTCAGCGTTCCCAAGTGTACTATATTAGACTTACGCATCTCCTTATTTGCCCATAGTCCTAGGACAAGCGTTCCGCATTCCTCCACCGCCGAGGAGCCCTTGATCTGCTGCATGTCGGGAAGGCCTTCGGCGTTCATAACCGACCGGTTGAACTGATGGACAACCCAAACCGGGCCATCGTCGGAGTAGTCACGGAAGCGATTGATGACCTCGAAGTAGTCCTTGGTGTCGTTGGTCGCTCCGATGGCGATTCCCCGTTTGTTCTCTACATACTGAAGCTGATCTACGAAGATGCAGTCGGCTCCCGCATCGCGGGCACGCTGAATGAGCACATCTACTCCTCGCTCACCGTCTTGAGGCTTCTCGACCACGAAGTTTCCCCAATCCCTGAGAAGTTCGGAGGCTTCCTCTAGGCTCTCTTGGTCCTGAGGAGAGAGTTGGTGCTGGAGATATTTCCAGTACGGAATCTGCGCGGCCATGCATCGCAGGCGCATGTCGGTCTCTTCAGCAGGAAGCTCCAACGAGTAGAGATATGGGAATTTCCCGTCCTTGATGTTCTCTAGGACTGCTCGAACCGTGAACCACGACTTAAACGATTTGGGAGCGCCGACCATGAAAGTCAGGCCTCGTTGTCCATAAAAGTAGTCGTCTAGGTCTTGGAATCCAAGAGAGGGTCCGCGCCCTTTGACTACGCTGGCGTGATAGCGCGACATCGCTTTTGCGTAATCTTCTGAACCAAAAGTCTTACCTCTGGGCGTCAAAATTTGGTAGAGCCGACGACCCTCGCTGAGCATCGCCTTGGCAAGCCCTTCCGGATCACCTATGTGAGTCTGAGTAAGCTCTAGGATCGCCTCCCGGCCTTTGTTATCCGCGTATCGCTGCCGGAGGCGCTCAATGAGATCTCCGATAGCCGCCTGGGGCTCAGTGATGTGAACGCCTACATCTTGAAACTCATGCTCCAAAACTGAACCGGTGGCAGGCTTGCCATGCTCGCGTTGATGGGTAAGCTGAAATTCGTATGCAGCCTTGACTACCTCGTCCTCTAAAAGTTCTGGAGCAAGACTTTCATCACGTATAACTTGCCAAGAATCCGGGACCGCTAGATGCATGAGGAAGTCCCAATCGATGTCCAAGGCGAATATCTCAGTCATCGCATACGCCCAAACTTGATCGACAGACTAGTCTCGGCTCCCAAGAACATGTTGAACCCGGTTCGGTATTCACCCGGCGCATTTACGCGCCAAAACCAAACTTCAAACTTGAAGAACGAGTTCTCGATGATGAGCACCCGCTGATCTTTTTGGTCCCAATGATTACGGACTTTCATGTTATAGGCCTTCTCTCATCATTCATGATTAGCTCTAGATCTTTCTTAGCCATCCATTCTTGTCGGGCGTCGGCCCCAGTCATCTCGACGCGCATCTGCTTGGCACTCAGCAAGGAATAGATCCTCGGATAGTGCTCCTCTAGTTCCTCCTCAGAGAGATTGGTCGTGATGATCGTAATGGCATTGTAATTGGTGCGGTTACGAATCACGCTCTCCAAAGCATGAGAGATCGGAGCAAAGCCTTTGTCGGAGAAGGGTATCTGAAGCTCATCGAGAATAAGCACCTTCACCGATTCCAGCTTGGCCTTAACAACCTCATCCTTCTGCATGAAAGCGTTGACCATCTGGTTGAACGGCAAGAAGAACACCGTCTCCCTGCGCTTGATCAACTCCTTGCCGATAGTGGTAGCGGCGAAGGTTTTCCCGACTCCCAGACTCTTGCCGCCGAACTCCAGGCCCATGCCGTACAGTTTCATCCCCTCCCACTTGTCGAGGTAGATGCGTACGGCATCCTTGGCCTCCTGGGATCCGGTGAAGTCCCGCTCCCAATCGATCCGCATGTACTGATCTGGGATATTGGCTAGTAAATAATGCTTACGCAGCATCACCTGCTGCGCGCAGTCGCAGACATGCTCTTGACCCCCGTAGCGATAGGTCCCGCTAGGAAAAACCCCGTCCTCATCCCGACTATTGCCACACGTTGGGCAGGTGTCAAGATCGATCCCTGAGGGAATTGCCCGCGCCTGAACCTCGTCTGCTTCTAGGTCATTCAGATGTCGTAGCTTCACTAACCAATACCGTTTCTAATACCTTAGCCAACCTTTCATCCGGATCTTCCGGAAGGGCTATGTACTGGACGCCCAAGGCTTCGGCCGCCTCAGGAATGTGATCATCAACCGCCGCCTCCCACTTGACATCATCTTCATCCTTACGCTCTTCGCTAAGCGGTAGATAGAAAACGTGATCGTACTCGAAGGCATCATGACGCATGATACCCATGAAGGTCATTGATACACTCGCACGACGATCATTTTGAAGCTCTCTTAGCGTCAAGGCTCCATCTTCAGACCGATGTTGTATAAGAGCTTGAATGGCGTTGTATACCGTGGATTCCACAATGGAGCCGCAGGTCACGAGAACGTCAGGCTTCTTCGCTAGAGCCAAACGCTCGAATTCCCAACGCCCGATGGCCGCTTGCACGTTGCCGAGATAGGAGGCAAAATGACCCAACGTATTGTCGGATCGATTTTCGATCTCTTCAATGTAATTATCTACAACTTCAACTTGCTGCTCCGACAAGGCTCCCACCAGTTGATGGGCTAGCACCGTTTTGCCGGATGACGGTGCCCCGATGAGCGCGATTTTCTGCATTGTTCCTTTGCTCCACCATTTCTAAGAGGGTTACTGTGGCCTCGACCAGATAAAGACGTTCATCACTGATGCGTCCTAGCTTCGAAGCGATGCGCGCCATGAGGCGAATCTCGCCCGTGGTCAGACGACGATCTCCGTTTCCGTCGCGGGGAAACGTAACCAACCCTTGGCGCTCCCAGTGACGCAGGGTCACCGGCGACTTCCCCAGGAACCGAGCCAGGTCGGTTACTGTGAAGGAAAAGACAAAATTTTGTGGGTCGGTTGTGGTTTTCATAGTTTCTTCTGTTCCCACCAGTCAGACCAGTTTTCCGGGTCTTGACGATTAAGAACGTGCTGTTTCAAAAACGATTGAAGAACATGTATTGCTTGAACGACTTCATCCGTGTTATAGGTAAGACGCCCACGCGGGTCCATGTCGTAGATGGCGTCCATAGCCGCCAAAATGGCCTCGCTCGCCCGCTTTTCACGCTCAGTCAACATCCATTTCCTCCGGTTTCGCCTTGCGTGGAGCTATAAGCCGAGGCTGGGGTCGGGGCATCGTTAGATAAGGGCGAAGCGCCTGTACCTGCTCGGGCGTGAGATCTTCCAGAGGCCGTAGCTCGCGGCGAGTGATCTCGTGAGTGATCGCCTCCCATAGCTCCGGTTGCTCCTGGGCTAGCCCTTGATCGTCCAGGGAAGGAGCGCCCTCCGAAATGGATCGCTTGTACACGTAGCCATCAGACCTGTTGATGTAGGTGAATTCCCTTAGCTCGGGGTCCTCTTCAAGAATAACGTGCCAGCCTTCCTCGTCCTCACGCACATCCTTGACAAGATGGCGATGAAAGAGGCGTTGAGCGATGCGCAAGGCCTCCTCCTCGGTTTCAGCCTCCACATGCTCAACGGACTGTTCCGGTAACTCTGATCCTAATTCCGTCGTAGCCAGTTCGAAGAATTCTCGCTTAGCCGCATCCTTCTCCTTCTCCAGCCTCTTCCAGCTACGATAGGCCTCACCCAACTTAGAAGTGGCATCATCTAGATTACTCATCGTGGCTCTCCCACATGGACCACATGGAAGGCCCATTACAACGAGGACAAATGCGATCTCGTCGTTGCTCCTCAGTGGGCTCTTCGGGGCCCTCCATTTCGTTCCATCCGCAGTGTTCTAAATGTGCGGTCTTTTGGTGTTTGCATTGTCCTCGATAATGATAGGACATACATTCGCATACATGTTGCTCAGAGCGATTAGCCCATGGGTTTACATGTACGACATATTCCTTATCCGGATCCGAAGACGAGGTTACGAGCTTTGGATACCAGCCGTCCAAGCTGCAACACTGCATTGCGGGAACGATGTTCATTCGGGGCCTCCTGTAGCCATCGAAATAACTTAGCACCCGACGCTTCCGCGCGGCACTGCTAGGCAATCTGTCATAGAAAGACAAAAGCCCGGCTAGAAACCGGGCCTCTGCCTCAGGAGGAAATACCACGCTATCAAGCGGTGCAGATTATTCGCCCGGGACCGTGGCCTCCACCGCGCCGAGCTTTTCGTTGACCTTGGCAGGCTTCCAAAGCCAGTGGTGGGCGGCTAGCGCACCAACAACCGCCGTGAGCACTAGCTGGATCGTCGGGTCATTCCAGCCGAAGACGTTCGTGTCGAGCGCTGTAAACAGGGCTCCGACCACGGCCGCTACCAAGACCTGAACAAAACCCTTCACACTTTCGCTTACCCAAGGACCAACGTGGTTTAGTACGTACGATACCAAAGGTGTGAGAGATCCTAGAATTAGAACAATAAGTTGCTTGTTTGCAAGAAGTAGATTCATTTAGTAACCTCCTTTCCGCCTATTTACCTCGCGCCCGCATCTGTTTGCAAGTAGACTTAATCTGGTTTCTCTCCACATACACACGCATCAGATTTTTCTTCCTATTAGGCCTATATTGAGCCGACATGCGCGCGTAGCACAGAGCGCTTACGGGATCTTCTAGACGCTCTAGCCCCTTGCTCTCCCTCGTTTGATTTCATGGTCTGCCAGCAAGCGAGCTTTCCACTTCTTGGCTCCTCTGGGCGAGCACTGAAGAGATACGAAATCTTTAACCAATCGGGAGAGTAAGTGGCTGTTGTAACTAGGGACCCTGAGGTTCCTACTATGTCTCAATTTGCGGAGACGATCTATAAGCAAAAGTACGCCTTCAAGGATGAGGTAGGTAATGTTGTCGAAACTTGGGCGGATACCGCTGATCGAGTAGCAAGCAATGTGCTTGCTGCCCTGGGTTACTCCGAGGACTCGTCAGAATTTTTTGCTATTTCTAGGCTAATTCGTCAGCGGAAGTTCATGCCGGGAGGACGTTATCTTTACGCTTCCGGAAGAGACCTTCATCAAACTCAGAATTGTCTCCTACTCAAGGCAGAGGATTCTCGCGAAGGATGGTCAGAGCTTCTTTACAAGTCATCAATGGCGTTGATGACGGGCGCAGGAATCGGAATTGATTATTCCGATGTTCGTCCTGATGGTTCCCCTATCAATAAGACAGGTGGACTAGCATCAGGACCTATTTCGTTGATGCAAATGATCAACGAGTGTGGAAGACATATTATGCAGGGAGGATCGAGACGTTCCGCTATCTGGGCTGGACTCAAATGGAATCACCCTGACTGTCCTACCTTTATTCGTGCTAAGGACTGGTCAGACGTTATCCGTGCTGAAAAAGAGAAGGACTTCAACTTTCCTGCTCCTCTAGATATGACCAACATCTCGGTCATTCTGGACGATGAATTCTTTACTGCGTTTGATGACCCAAGTCATGAACAACATGAGTTGTCACATACTATTTATGATTCTGTCGTTAGAAGGATGCTTAAGACGGCAGAGCCAGGATTCTCGGTTGATACAGGCGATAACTCAGGAGAGACGCTAAGGAACGCCTGTACAGAAGTAACATCATCCGATGACTCAGATATTTGTAACCTCGGCTCCATCAATATGGCGAGGATCGACTCGCTGGATGAGTTCAAGGAGGCGGTACGCCTAGGAACGCTCTTCCTATTGGCGGGCACGGTTTATTCTCACCTCCCCTATGAGCAGGTGGCCGACACGCGGGCCAAGAATCGGCGGCTAGGTCTCGGCCTGATGGGGATCCATGAGTGGCTTCTCAAGCGCGGCTATGGCTATGAACCGAATCGAGAGCTTCAGACGTGGCTTGAAGAATATGCGAAATCGACGGAGCTTGCCCACGCATGGGCGGACGAGCATGGGCTATCACGGCCGGTCAAGACTCGCGCCATCGCGCCTACGGGAACCATCGGGATCATCGCCGAGACGACCACTGGTATCGAGCCAATCTTCTGCGTGGCATATAAGCGCCGGTACCTCGCGGACGGCAAGGACTGGAAGTTTCAATATGTCATCGATCCCACGGCCAAGCGGCTGATCGAGGACTACCAGATCGAGCCCGAAAAGATCGAGGATGCCTACTCGCTGGCGTACGATGTAGAGCGCCGCGTAGCCATGCAGGCGTTCGTTCAACGCTACGTCGATCACGGCATTTCTTCCACGATTAACTTGCCGTACGTCTACGAAGATGAAGCCGAGATCGAGGACTTCGGCAAGATGCTCATCGACTACCTGCCGGGGCTTCGAGGGATTACTTGCTATCCCGATGGAGCCAGGGGCGGGCAGCCCTTGACGGCGGTGGGGTATCAGGTGGCCGCTGGGCAGGAAGGCGTGGTCTTCGAGGAGGTCGAAGAACGTTGCGTCGGCGGTTCGTGCGGCATATAGCTCGAAGCAACGTTTGACAGGCAATGTTGCGTGCTGCTATCGTGCTCGCTCATGTCGATCACCGAAACCCCGGTGGTCTCCACGAACGGACTGATTGGGGACGCGAAGATTACGTCCCAGGTCCAGATGCCGGTCGTGGAGATCACCCCCGCCGTTGCCAAGCGTCTGCTTCAGGGCAACATTAACAACCGCAACCTGCGCAAGCGCAAGATCGAGACGTACGCGACTGCGATGAAGGCAGGTCAGTGGCGTCCCACGCGCGAGCCCATCGAGTTCGCCGAGGATGGCACCCTACTGAACGGCCAGCACCGTCTGCACGCCGTCATCGAGTCGGGTGTCACGATTCTGAATCCCGTCAAGCTCGGCGTGGATCCTCGCGAGCAGCTTGTCATGGACACCGGCATGAGCCGGATGGCCTCCGACGTGCTCGCGATGAACGGGTACGAGGATGCAACCCAGCTTGCCGCTGCGGCCAAGATCCTCTACCTGTGGCGAAACGCCCCCGGCATGACGATGCTCCGCGCCGGGTCCTCTCGGATCAACAACGAGATCGTGGAGGAGTTCGTGGAGCAGAACGCGAGCCTCACCGATAGCGTGAAGCTGGCGAAGGAGGCCACGAAGTCCTTCAAGCTTCTCCCGGCTTCCGTGATGGCCGCGCTGCACTACGAGATCCGAGGCAAGCACGGGCAGACCAAGGCCGACGAGTTCTTCCGCCAGTTCGCGGAGGGGTTCAACCTCCAGCCGGGATCCCCGATCCTCGCGCTCCGCAATGTCCTGCTGAAGTCCACGACGGCCTACACCAAGCCGCCGACCGAGCTTCGCATGGCTTGGACGATCCACGCCTACAACAAGTGGCAGTCGGGCGCGACGAACGTCAAGATCATCAAGCACAGCAAGGCGATGGAGTTCCCCACCATCGACTAGCCGAATATATTTCGGCTTGACGTTTCAGCGGGGACCTGCTATGCTCCGTCGAGCGGAGTGGACCCCGTGCGTTGGGCGGGTCACTTATTTTGGGTGGCCCGCCTAGCATTAACCCTTAGAAAGAACTATGAGTACGACGTATAGAAATCAGCCTAAGCCGGAATGGATCGCATCAGCGATGCACTTCGTGCTGCGCGGAGGCGATACCATCTAACCCGTCTTGTATTTCCATAGGCAAGGAAGCAAGACGGGACCGGCCACAAGCCGGTCCTTTTTGTTGGCCCTGGTAGCTCAGTTGGATAGAGCAGCAGACTTCTAATCTGCCGGTCACTGGTTCGAGTCCAGTTCAGGGCGTTGACGGGCGAATATTCTCGTGATATAGTCCGTCGAGACATAGACAGTAGCCCAATGGGCCACTGGCGCAGCCGTCAATACGGCAGAAGGTGGCGTGGATCCAGGCATATATACCCTGGCTCTGCACGGCATCGAGTTGCTAAAGGGTCGCACCCGAGGCAGTGTGTCTATGTAAGTCTTAGGCGGGATAGCGAAGCGGTCAAACGCAGCGGACTGTAAATCCGTCCTCTCCGAGTTCGAAGGTTCGAATCCTTCTCCCGCCACTTTAAGCGAAGTCATACGGCGTGCCCCAAAGATGTTATTAGACGTGGCCCTATACGGGCGAAGGACTGGGTGACTACCTTCACATTGAGTAAGGATACCCACGACCGAAAGGTAAGCGCTCTCGTCCCTGGCTCTCAACCAGGAGATTATCGGGAGTATTCAGTGGTGAAATTGGTATACACGCCAGCCCTATAAGCTGGTGCCTACGGGCGTACGGGTTCGAATCCCGTCTGAATGCAGCTAACGAACGTATGACTTCGCTTTATCTTGCAAGAGGCTGGGAGCTTGCCTAGCGTGTTCACGGAAAAGCTCCAATGCGGTTGTGGCGGAATGGTAGACGCGCTTGGTTGAGGGCCAAGTGGGATTTATAGTCCCGTGGAAGTTCGAATCTTCTCAACCGCACTTATAGTCTTAGGAAGTGGCGTGAACGCACGGGGAAGTAAGGGCGAGCAGTGGGCTCGTACCTGCTTTTACACAAAGAACGCTTCCGCTCTGCGCCCTTGGTGGAATTGGCAGACACGTCAGGTTTAGGTCCTGATGCCGCGAGGTGTGAAGGTTCGAGTCCTTCAGGGCGTACTAGGTCAAGGACGGTTAAATTCCGCCCAGCAGCATGCGCTGGGATAAGAAGTGACTACCTTAGTTCTCTACTGACAACGTTTGCTACGTCTAGGAATATGCGTTAGGGCCAGAGGGTTAGGCAAGCCCGCCCGTTAACGTGAGAGCAGAGAAACAGAGCTTCCCATATACTTGACCTTACTCTTGTCGTCCTGCCCAATACATGGGCCGGTGTGAAGCGCGACCGATGTAGTGGACCTGCGCGTAGGTATACATGCGCGCATAACAATTCTTACTAGGTCAAACAGGGCGTGGCAGTGACGACTGTTGGAGGCAACTCTACGGATAAGGGTGTCCCGTTGTTTAGCGATGATATCTGACCGGACCGGGCCACATTGGCATATATAACCAATGTGGCATCTTCTGCTGATTAGAATTCAGCCGGGAAAGTTGAACTAGAGCCTAACTCCGATACATATCCCCCGAGGGTGCAGTTGCGCGGTATCCCTTTCGGCCCACCTCTTCTGTGGAACCCCCGTGCCACATAAAACAAAGACCGGGAAAGATTTATTGGGCGAATGGTGTTAATGGCTAACATGGGAGTCTCCAAAACTCTTGCTCTAGGTTCGAATCCTAGTTCGCCCGCCACGGGGAGTGGCGCAGTCTGGTAGCGCGCTTGCTTTGGGAGCAAGATGTCGCAGGTTCGAATCCTGTCTCCCCGACTATGAGTAACGTAATCAAGTACAAGGGAAATGATCGAGTTAAGGTCATAGTCGATATCGACCGATATCAGCTAGACGGAACGCTAGATAGCGTAGTCGGCTATCTTGCGGGTCTAGGCGTAGGCCTTGAGGATCCTACCCTCGATCTCTCTGTACACGAGGGACCCTACTACGATCCTATCGTAGTTGAGTTTACGCTGACGGGTTATCGTGAGCCAACTGAGGAAGAACTTACGGCTCACGAGAAGAAGAAGGTTCGTGACGCCGAAGCAGCCAAGAAGCGAGCAGAGAAGGAGAAGGCGGAACGTGTTGTAAAGCGTCAGAAGGACGCTGAGAAGGCACTCAAACTCGCCAGGAAGGAATTTCCGGAGCTATTCAAGGAATAGCTCCATTTAGCCGACATAGCTCAGTTGGTAGAGCACTTCCATGGTAAGGAAGGGGTCTCGGGTTCAAGTCCCGATGTCGGCTCTTGACGTGTGCGCCTGTAAGTCAATACATACAGGCATTGTCTAAACGTTACTGTTGGGCGGGAACCCAACAGAGCGGTCCCAAGGATGTAATTCCCTTGGAAGCGTGTTACGTGACAAGAGGCGCACCTTGGAGGCGGTGCCTGTATGTCTCGTTCCCGAGCCCGGATAGCTGAGTGGTGTTAGCACCTGCCTTACAAGCAGGAGACGTAGGTTCGATTCCTACTCTGGGCATATGGCAAAGAAAAAGCAGGGATACGGAACCAAGTGCGATAAGTGCGAGGCCAAGCTCGGCGATGTCGAGATGAAGCGGGGCAAGCCGGTGCTGATTGATGGGAAACCGGTCAAGATCCCGATCTTCTCGTATGCCCGCGAAATCGGCGGAAAGTGCGAGACTCGCTGCCTCAAGCACTTGACATCCAAGTGAGCCTTGCTAGGCTACGCATATGAGTCATCCCGTGTTCATCTCTATCGGCCCCAAGAAGGTTGATACGGAGATCATCAAGAAGGCGATTAGCCTGAAGGAGAAGGATCTAGGTCGCCATCTCACTTCGACCGAGATTCTTCAGACGATGGGCGAGGTCTACGAGCCGGATGCGTCAAAGCGCACCTTCATCTCCTCCCGACCGCCCTCAAAGATGCCCAAGCTACACCTGCCGAGGTCTTAGTATGTGGAAAACTGTTTGGAATGTCATTTCGCTGCTCGCGTTCGCGCTGAGGTGGTGCGCGGACACGCTGGGCGAGGCCCAGTACTGGGCCTGGGAAAAGGCGGGCAGCCCTGGTGCCCAGGAATCATAACTCACTCTTCCGGACCTACATGAGCCATCAGAAACGGGAGGATCTGTACACGTACTACAGATCATGGGGTCATAGTCGCCTCTTCTCCTGGTGGATGTCTCGCAGGTACGGACAAGATTAGGGCCACTAACTCAGTTGGTAGAGTATTCGCTCGACACGCGAAAAGTCACTGGTTCGAGTCCAGTGTGGCCCACTAGGGAAGTCTATCTACAACCGGTTGAACATATTCCTCCACTGGAAATAGTTACCGTGGTACGCCGCGAGGCGGTCAGACTGGAATCTGGCAGGTAGAACTTCCCAACCTTGTCACAATCACCATAACAAGCCCCAAAGGCGAGATGCATACTTTGTAAGGCCACATTGTGAGAGGCTAATGCAGACAAAGTATGCATCTCTGATCTTTGTACGGTCAACATTAGTTGCGACGCTTCTTTGGAGCAAAGTTGTGTGTGGTGAGTACGCATAAGCGGTCAGGCGGGAACCTGGCGATTGTAGTACATGGGGAGGACAGGCATCGATTCGGTTCGACAACCTATCCACCTAGTTGTAGCGGTATGAGCACACCTACAGGCTCAAAGCCATAACTGGCGCTGATACTCATCAGTTCGCTCTCGCTGCCTAACCGGTAGCGAAAAAGCCGGGCCGCTGGAAGCCTGGGAACAGAACACCAGCGAGGTTAGAATCCTCCTGTGATCCGCAGAAGATCTAAGGTCCTCGACGCTGCCGCACTGGCGGCAGCGTAGGTGACTGAGCGCTCATAACGCTCGATTCGAATGGATAGCGACCAAGGTTTGGTGCCGACGCCTACTTTTACCGGAGGGCCATCCTTGCAAGCAGAATTCTTCCGGTGTAGCCGGGAGTGGGTTGCTGAGACCTTAGGTAAATAGAATTCAGACAGTGCTAAGCGGACTCGCGATGTAAAGGCCCTTCCAGAAGGGAACGACCACCTCTCCGGCACGCACAGATAGCGAATTAGCACAGCAGTACAAGCTACTAGAAGACTAGAGATAGTGAACTGAAGACGAGGGTTCGAATCCCTCCCTCTCCACTTGGGATAGATGACACCGACTCCACGGTAGATAAGGGAGCACGGCTCTATGGCCGGTCAGGCATTAGGTGATGCCGCACCTTTCGCAAACCCCGCCTCACTATCCCATTCACTTGGAAGGACGGCCTGCGACACATTCTGTGGTTGAATTCCACAAGCGAAGTGTCGATACCCAGACCCGGCTTGAAAACCGGGAGCAAAGGCGGAAGACCCAGTGACAGAGCACCAGGCCTGCAACCTGGAGGTCGCCGGTTAGAGTCCGGCCGAGGGCTGGCCCTCGTAGCTCAGTGGTCCGTGACTAGCTGACTTTTATGCCCGACGAACGTCCTTCAAATTTTGCCGCAGGATGCCCGAATAGCTTCAACTGGATAGAGCGCTTCCCTCGTAAGGAAGAGGTTATGGGTTCGAGTCCCATTTCGGGCTTACGCCCTACTGCTGGGCCCCATAGCTCAACGGTCAGAGCGCTTGTCTTATACGCAAGTGGTTCTAGGTTCGAATCCTAGTGGGGCTACCTACTTGCCCTTATAGTGAAGATGGATATCACGAGTCCCTCCTAAGGACTAGTCACGGGTTCGAGTCCTGTTGAGGGCGCTAAATCTTAACGCAGCACGAATGGAAGCTAAGTTCCTCTTAGCAGGTGCAGGACTGCGAAGCATCGGACCTTGGAATCGATGTGGAGTCACTGTTTCTCAAAGTCTGGTTAGAATCCGGCTGCTTTGAAGGGAAGGTGAGTAGGCTCAAATACTCTCACTTTCCCGAAGGTGATCTGTGACCATTAAAAGGTGAGCGGAATCCCAGATCGCATGCAATCTGTCCGCAAAGGAGTAGGGAGAGGTGAATAAAGGCGCTAGTAGGGTCGGTTTACCGACTGCCGAACGGTCTTTACGACCCTGTAGTACTCGACCGAAACCCGGAATCCGAGCTAGGGAATTTGCTACTCCCTTGACTGACTCGGCGCGCTGCGTTACTCTTGCAATATGCTGCTACGACGCATTCATCGCAATGCGCTCTCGTGGGTCAACGAAGAGCGGGCCTTGGCTGGACTGGACCCGATAGGCGACTTCCCAACGGGATTTCGCGGGGGTGATGCCAACCCCATCACGAACGCCTTGGGATCTCATGAGCGCGAGGTCGCCCCGAAGTTAGACGAGGCCATAAAGGAAGCGGAGGCGGACCCGCTCGGAGCGGCGTTAGAGGCTGCGGTTATTCCTAGCCCCATGTCGGCCTTCTTTTGGTTTGCGCTCTTTACGGTTGGGTTCTATCCCAAGTACGACCAGGCCAAGATGTATGAGAGGCTTCCGCCAAAGCGCCGTGCCCTTGTAGCAAGGAGGCTGCGGAACCTACCAAGCGATGCGCGAGAGCGGTATTACCGCGTAGAGCAAGTGGTAAAAATGCTGAAGGAATAAGGAGAGGTGCCTGAGTGGTCGAAAGGGCTCGCCTGCTAAGCGAGTGTAGTTAATACCTACCAGGGGTTCGAATCCCCTTCTCTCCGCTTGACACCTGAAACGAAGTACGATAGGCTGAAGATATGAAGCTCGGAGAAGCACTAACATTACGAAGCGACCTAGTGTCGCGCTTGGGTGAGGTACGCAACCGTATCTCTTCCAACGTCCTGGTCCAGGACCAGGAGCGGCCAGCGGAGGACCCGAACGCCCTCATCGAGGAGCACGGAAACCTCTGCGATGAGCTTGAGAGCTTGGTCACCAAGATCAACCTCACCAACTCCCAGACGCGCCTTCCCTCCGGGGAGACGCTGACGGAGGCCCTCGTCAAGCGAGACGTGTTCGCCCAGCGTCTCAACGGCCTGCGGCAGGCGGCGCAAGCTGCCGATGTCACCCACGCCCGTCGCTACTCCCTCTCGGAGATCAAGATGGTTCCGACCATCAAGGTTGCCGATCTCAATGAGGAGATCGATGGCTTGGCGAAGCAGCGCCGTCAGCTTGACACGGCGATCCAGGCCCATAACTGGACCACGGATCTAGTAGAGTAAGTTAGTTGGTAGTCGTAAAGTAGCGAATGTCAGGGCTGACTATGCGCCTTAAGCTAGTCCCATCGGAGACCCGAAATCTCGCCTCCCCGCTGCGCGAAGGGAATAAGTTACCGTTCCGCGCCAACCGGGTACAGATGATCGTCACCGTTCATAAGTTACTACCAGACATTGAACTTTGCGATGAGGGATGGCATTACCCTGTAGGTAATGCCGGGTTCGGGGACTTAACTTACAACGACGCGGGATAGTGGAAGCATGGCGCCACGCTAGCCTCATAAGCTAGAGATCTGGGTTCGAATCCCGGTCCCGCTACGCCTTCTTAACTCAATTGGCAGAGTAACTGACTCTTAATCAGGAGGTTCTGGGTTCGAGTCCCAGAGAAGGCACTTAGACGGTACGAAAGAGTTGCCCGTTACAAAACGGCTGGAAACAACGGGACATCCAACCTCAGAGCGGTTAGAATCCGCCATTCTAGGGCTTAGCGGCCCTACGTGCCTTAGCGGGCATAAGAATAAGGGAAATCGAGAGGTGCGAGCCGAAACACCCTCGCGCACCGTCTATCTATAATAACTTCGGAGCCGAGATCGAAGCGGCCAACTCTGACCCGGAGTCTAAATGGGTAATGGGTGATTAGCTCAGTTGGTGAGAGCGCTCGTCTGATAAGCGAGAGGTCCCTGGTTCAAGTCCAGGATTGCCCACTAGAGGACCGGTCGATGGATAAGTTCGAACTATTCCATCCCTCAGACACAAGCGGCCATGCTGTTGTCTGCGTATGAACTGGCGACCGCATCCTCTTAATCTACTGATCCCATGGGTCAGCCTGTTCTCGCCAGGGAAATTGCCTACAACTGTGTGGCGATATGTTTGTAGGAAGCCGCCCTCCCACGCCAGGGGCCAGAATAGCGGCAGCGAGAAACTTAACTCACCAAGCCCAACCTCTATTGGTAAGAATAGAGTAGTATCCCTTACCGGATCAATGCGAAAATCCTCCATGTTGGCATGGTCGCGGGAGCAAGGATTGGAATCCGAGGCTCCCACCAATGGTGGGTGCTCGATAGGCAAGAGAACGGACTGTTAATCCGCTGCATGTGGGTTCGAATCCCACCCCACCAGCTAATGGTTTCACAGTTGTCAGCACAGGTTGACTCCCTGTCAGGAGAAATTTGGCCCTCCGTCTGACTCAAAGACCTGACTGTGAACTTATCTCATAGATATTCGGTAATCTGACAAGGAGGTAGTGGTTAAGTTCGAACTGTAGCGAAGTAACTTGGCGGGGTGGCGGAATGGCTTACGCACGGGTCTGCAAAACCTGTTATACGGGTTCGATTCCCGTCCTCGCCTCTATGCAGTTGCTTACTATCGAAGAATTTCATGCACTACCCGAAGGTACCGAGCTAATCTCAATTCTTGATGAGGTCAAGATCAAGGGCAGGGATTATATCGATCTTGACACCCGCGCCGGGTTGATAGCTTGGTATGTTCGAAAGCTACCTGAGCCTACGCTTGCGGACAGTGAATGGATCGATAATAGTTGACTTGGAGGGTTGGCAGAGTCCGGTTTAATGCAACGGTCTTGAAAACCGTCAGGTGTCACAGCCTCCTGGGTTCGAATCCCAGACCCTCCGCTTGGGGCGAATGGTAAGGTAGCCCGTCAATTCGTGGCGTCCGGTGTCGTTCGAGCCGACGTTAAACATATGGATGCAAATAGGGTAGTTCCCGCCTACTTGGGTTCGAATCCCAAGCGCCCCATCTGCGGAGTCAAGGTTCCGTACCTTAATATGTATGAACCTCCGCTGGGCCGCTTTCCTTGATGCGCTAGAAATTATCGTTCGGTACAGTTCGGTTCTCCTTGCTGTAGGATTATTGACCTGGGCCGTTTCTTCTATCACGGTTAACAAGAAGACACAAGAGATAAATCGCATTGTTCGCACTATCCAGGAAGCCAAGCGTGGACCTCGGGGTGAACGTGGTCCGTCTGGACCTCAAGGATTGCGAGGCCGCGAAGGTGCGGTTGGACCGAGAGGCGTTCAGGGTCGGACGGGCGCTAGCGGCCCTAGAGGACAGAGGGGTCCACAGGGCGCACAGGGCCAGCGAGGTGCCGAAGGGCTTCGGGGACCCCAGGGTGTACAGGGCGCTACAGGAAAAACTGGAGCAACTGGTCCCGAAGGCCCTCGCGGTGAGCGAGGCCCAACTGGCGCTCAAGGAGCTACGGGGCTACGCGGCCCTCAAGGAATCCCTGGAGTCCAGGGCCCGTTGGGACCTGAAGGGCCGATTGGCCCACGAGGACCAATCGGTTCGGTCACTTGTCAGGTTTTACAAAGCTGCTGAAGGCGGTGTAGTAAAGCTGGAGTTAAGTGGATGGATTATCCAACGCTGAGGGCAACTTAGCTCAGTTGGTAGAGCGGCAGACTGAAAATTTGCGCGTCACTGGTTCGAGTCCAGTAGTTGCCATCGACTTACACATGCCGGGTTGGTCTAGCGGTTAGGACGCCTGTCTTTCACACAGGAAATCACGGGTTCGAACCCCGTACCCGGTACTTACTCCCAACAGTGAAAGTCGCCTTGCCCGGCTTGTCCTAGGAAAGCTCCGGGCGAACAAGAAGTAGCAAAGCCCTGATTGTGGGCAGTTTCCGATCTACGCCGAAGTGACGGAACCGGTAGACGTAGCGGACTCAAAATCCGCCGCCCCATAAAGGCGTGAGGGTTCGAGTCCCTCCTTCGGCATTGAGTAGAACCCACTGCGGAGTGGTGTAATTGGCAACACATGGGTTTCTGGTACCTAGATTCGGGGTTCAAGTCCCTGCTCCGCATTATTGATTTGGCGGCGTGCTGGAATTGGAGATACAGGGCAAGCTTAAACCTTGCTGCCTTCGGGGATTGTGGGTTCGAGTCCCACCGCCGCTACTGTGAGATACGGGGTGAGCCCGCCTGCGCGATGAGCGTAAAGAGGAGGAAGATATTGTGTGGGTCCGGTAGCTCAGGGGAAGAGCGCCAGCCGTTATAAGCTGGAAGTCGTTGGTTCGAATCCAACCTGGATCACGGTCTACTCGACCTTAAGGAGTGGCACATCATCCGAATCCCATGAACGTATCTTGTCTTGACTGTCCGTAGATGGACTGGTATCATGGATCTATGACTCAATATTACGTAGGAGCGGTTATCGGGGCCATCCTAGCCGTCATCGGTTACCTCGGCCCCGAGGATGGAGGGACGCTAGAGCTTATTGGCCTTGCGATTCTCGCTGTTGCCCTCTATAAGCTTTTCGACCTGAACTGGTTCTGAGATGGCCTTCAAGTTCTGCAACACAGAAACCCTGATCCGGCTCAATAACGAGTGCATCGATAATCCTCACTGCAATCGAGCTATTGATGAGAAGGCCTATGAGTTGCTTGACCCTGAGGGCACGCACCTTTTTGACTCGTCGCACATCGTCTTCCGGATGGCCGGTCATGGATTCGTCCGCCCGATGGTCAGCATGAAGATGAAGGACACTATGGAGCCGGTGCAGGTCACCATGGATCTCTCCGATGAACAGTGGAATTCCCTTCGTACGTTCACGAAGGAGATGGACGATATGTTGAAGTCGGGCAAGGAATGTGTGGACTGTGGATACGTCCGCCCGCACCAACCCGGCGACTACATTTGTCTGATCTGTAGGACCAGCGGTAAGAAGTAAATAGTGTGGGGATAGCATAATTGGTTAATGCCCTTGGTTGTGGACCAAGACAATGTGGGTTCGAGTCCCACTCCTCACCCCTCAAGCCTCCGTAACTCAATTGGCAGAGTGGCTGACTTTTAATCAGAACGTTGCAGGTTCGAGTCCTGCCGGGGGCACTATGTTCCAGGTTGGTGATGTACTCAAATATGCCAAATCTGAACTTGACCCTCCGATGATTTGCCAGCACGGAGAATACGTTGGCACAGTGCTGGCTATCGAGGAGGGTGGCCGGATGCGTGTTATGTGGCACTGGGATCCCGTAGAATATTGTCGCATCCATGGTTCCTCGATCTCTCGGATCCAAGAAACTTGGAAAGGGCAGTCGGGGGTTAGGGGTTATTGTGCCTCGGTTTCGGCCTTCTTTTATTTCTCCAATGATTGCGCAGTATGCGGCAGGACGATTGGGCACGTTTTGGATTACATCTGTAGTGAATGTCGTAACATGGCCGATTCGTCCAGTGGTTAGGACGCCAGCCTCTCACGTTGGAAACACGGGTTCGAATCCCGTATCGGCTACTCTTGATCCATTCTCCCGCGTTTGGTAGTATCTTCTCATGAGAGTCCGCGCTGTATACACCCTCAAGTCCTTTGCCGAACTAAAGGATGCTCTTGAGTACGCCAAGAGCATCAAGGCGGGAGCGGGAAGCCATGCGGACGCTGAGCTAGAGATTGAGTTCGATAAGAAATCAAAGAAGCTCGGATCCCTCGGCGGCAAAGGACTCACAGCGATCTTGCCCACCTCACCTCCAGAGGAAGAGGAGTCAGCGCTTCCCTGGAAGGTGGTCGTGGTCAACGAGGATCCGGTGCCCGGAGGAAGTCCCTGCGCCGAGTGTGACCAGCCCCATTTCGAGGAAGACTTCCTCTGCTCTGATTGTCGAGCCGCCGCATGATCTTCTACAAGACCCGTACGGTGCAAAAGGGTAAAGAGCTTCACGACATCGAAGCTGTGAAGAAACGTTTGAAGGAAATTCACGACCATCCTAAGTCGGCTTATCACAAGGCGCTCAAGGAAAATCGTATTATGGTGTGCTACGACCAGAATCGCGCCACGCGGGGCAAATATGACATCATCGAATTCACCGAGGTCGAGCCTCCGGGCTCCTCGGTTTGCGGAGGTTGTCAGAAGAGGTTCTTTAGCCTAGAAGAAGACTATCTATGTCCGAAGTGCCGCTCCTGAATCCAGAACTCCTGCGCCCCGGATTGGTTATGAAGGATTCTCGATGGACTGATTGGTACACCGTTGCCGAAGTCCATGGGCGCGAATTCATCTTTGATGGCTATCCCAATGCAGTGTATGATTTCTTTAGTCCGATAAGCGGTGGTACTTGGGTTATTCCTAACGCTAGTTGGTGTGCATCTTGCGAAGAACCCGCACTAATAAATGACTACCTATGCCATCATTGTAGAAAGGAGGAGAATAATGGCTAGCCGCGCCCGTAGCGTCTCAATTAACGACCAGACTTTGTGGTTCGACATGAAGCTGGCTCATCTCAAGGCCACCGACAAGCAGATAGAGCTTTTGGCGACTATCGAAGATCTTGAGATGGATGATCTGCTAGAGTCGAACGTGACGCAGGGCGACGTGCTCAAGCGCCTCCGCGAGGCATTAGGCCAGGCTCCAATCCCTCCAGATGTTCTGCTCAAGAGGCAGAAGTGGAGACGGGAACGTCAGACGCAGCCGCCCTGCCGTCTCTGCCACAAGATTGGCGACAGTACACGTCACCACTTCGTGAATAAGTGGATTCTGAAGGAATTGTCAGGATACGGGCGCGAGTGGTCTAACAGACAAGAGAACTGTATTCCACTGTGTATTGATTGCCACCGGGATCTGCACGATAGAAGCGGCCCGTCGAAATCAATTGCGCATGTCCTCACGGCGCGCGAGAAGGATTTCGCCAATCGCGCTATCGAACGGCTCTCGGAAGAGCGTCCTAAGCTTCTTATCCTCATTGCCAAGGGTTCCGATACGGTATATGAGGCTCGACTGATCAAAGACTGGTTCGAAGGTCTGTTCGAGGTGGAAGCTGCTGAACTCGCTGAGGATGAGCCTCTCGCGGCGGTTGCGTAAAGGCCGCCACACTTGCGCCTGTAGCTCAGTGGATAGAGCGCATCCCTGCGGAGGATGAGGTCACTGGTTCAAATCCAGTCAGGCGCGCTATGGCCGAATGTGCTAATTGTGAAATGCGGCAGGCCCCGGAGGAAGATTTCCTCTGCCAATCCTGTCGGGACTGGGAGAACGGGGAGATCAGCTTGGAGAGTATCTTCGTCGCCGAGTCTCATGATAAATTTGCTCCACCAGAGGCCGCCATGGAGATGGCGAGATGCGATAACGTCGTTTACTTCACGATGTGCAAGTACGAGGAAGGTACTTTCCACCGCAAGGCTGATGTCAAGGCTACGTTCTCCATGGACATCAAGACGTTGCTCAAGGCCCTTCGAGCATTGGATGTGGTAGAGTAAACTCATGGCTCCTAAGAAGAAAGCGGCCTTCGTGCCGCAAGAAAAAGATGATGGCACTCGTTGGCGCGTCATGCGCTACACTGAGAAGGGTGTCACTGAGGTCTACCCGGCACGGTCGGGCCTCATGAAGCGCGAGGCTCAGCGACTAGCCGAAGGATTGGCGCTAGGGGGAGCCTTCATCGAGCAGGTCGAAGAATAACTGCCCTTGTCGCCTAACGGATATGGCACTTGACTTCGGATCAAGAATAATGCGGGTTCGAATCCTGCCGGGGGCGCTCGTCTAATGGACAACAATATGCTGATCACACAACAGGAGCACAACGCCTACTCCTATCCGGCTCAGAGGTTTAATGAGACGGTAGAAGAGCTAAACCTCCCGCATCAGAGATACGCTCAGTGGAGCACTGATGCAGAAAACGCCGATCTTCAGGTGTATGTGGAGAGAGGCTTTTCGAGTCGTTACAACGACGACAATAGTCTCTACGTTGCCTTTACGGAGAGCGATAGCAAGGCTGCGGGTTGGATCCAGCTTCAAAGCGGTTTGGTATACGTCACCGTTGCGGCGCAAACGGCTGAGCGAGCGGAGTCCCTGCTAGCGGACATTGAGAATGTCATTCCTCGCTCCGAGGAGACGGACACGGAGTCCGAGGTTTCCATCGGCTTTTGGTCGCTCGGTCCGCAAGGTCCGAGCCGCATGAACCGGCGTATTGCGGTCCCAGTTTGGGACGAGATCAAGAATAATTACACCAAGGATGTCAAGGAGTCGCTTGAGTCCTTGATGGAGATTAAGAGCGGCAAGGATCTTGGCGACGGTCAGCTTATTCTCTGGCAGGGAGAGCCCGGCACGGGCAAGACCTATGCCCTGAGATCGCTAGCCTCGGCATGGCACAAGTGGTGTGAGTTTCATTACATCACCGATCCAGAGCAGTTCTTTGGAAGTCATTCCAACTACATGTTGAATGTCATCCTCCACGACAGCAACCCATATGGGGTGGAGGAGGAGCCAAGGTGGAAACTCCTCATTCTGGAGGATTCCGGCGAGCTATTGCGCGCCGATGCCAAGCAGGTCGTCGGTCAGGCGCTTTCTCGCTTGCTCAACACGGTTGATGGTCTGATCGGTCAGGGCCTCCGTCTCTTGGTTCTCGTCACCACTAACGAGGAGATGGAAAAGCTCCATCCCGCTGTGTCCCGTCATGGGCGCTGCCTCCAGCAGGCAGAGTTTGGCCCCTTGACAAGGGACGAGGTTCGCGCTTGGATGGACGAGAATGACATCGAAGGCGATGTCGTCCCGATGTCGGCAGCTAACCTCTACGCCTTGAAGAACGGCAAGAAGGCTGAGGAAAAGCGCCTCGTAGGCTTCCACTAGCAGTTTGCGGCTGTAGCTCAGTTGGCTAGAGCGTCTCCTTGCCATGGAGAAGGTCGAGGGTTCGAATCCCTTCAGCCGCTTTGTTTGGCATCTTTTGGGAAGGGTATTCCTAGTACAAACCCTTTTCGAAAGGATTTATGTCAGTCTTACTTTGGATACTCGGTATTATCCTCGTCATATTTGGCTTCTTCTGGATTCTCGGAGGATCGCTGCTATATGGCATCATCGCCATTGTGATAGGCCTACTCCTAATGGGCTATCTCGGCGGTGGGTTTGGATATACCCGACGATTGTAATCATCAGGGCAACCGTATGCAGTAACTTGGGCTCCCGAGAGGGAGCCCTTGTTATTGAGGAAAGTCCGGACACTGCGCGAGCCACTGAGGCTGGAACCTCAGCAGGGACGGGTAACAATGGAGGGAGATCGCTGTCGTCCGTACCCCTTAAGTGGGACGACTTAATGCTCATGTGGGAGCGGCGTCACTTGTACCTCAGCCGACAGTCAAGCGGTGCAACCTCAAGCTGGTCAAGGGCATGACCTAGGTAGAGGGCAGTCCTTCGGGACCAACGCATTGGTAGTAGAAGATACGATCCACAAATTAGCTACACGTCATTGGCTGCGAACGGCCACTCCGGTTACTAAGAGTGGGATGACGGGGCCAGGGTGGAGAATCGGGAATCCCTGGATGCGTTGAGATGGATATACGGATCGCAGGTAGTAATAGGTAGAGGCAGGCATCACGTCGCTACCTAGCGTGTAGAACAGAATCCGGCTTAAAGCCAGATGATTACTGACACGTAAGTGTCGTGAAGTCCCTATGGGCGACCATTCAGGACAATCCTGTCTTATTCAGGAGGATAAACGGGTGGCTCACCGTGGTTTGGTTCATTGGGGCCATTCCAATTTGTTTGTTCTTAGCAAACTCGGTTCCATTCTTGGTGTTCATCTCCGTTTATGCCGTAGTGACGGGCCACCTTTCTACTTGGCAGGCCGCGAACGTAGAGGTACGCCAAGAGGAAGAGTCTCAAAAGCGAGACGATGAAGCTCCTGAGCGTATCGAGAAGAAGGTCGAGCAATTGAACAAGCAGGTGTAACACTTTGGGGAATGAGGTAACGGCAGCCTGCGAGGTTTTGGCCCTCGTCGTCCTGGTTCGAATCCAGGTTCCCCAGCTTTCAGCTAGATAATCAAGAAGTCCGAGAGGTAACCTATGAATGGGTTACCTTAACGGCCGACTTCCATCAGCAGTTCTTGCGTCCATCCCTGGTGGACGCCTGCGTAGGGATGCGGCCAAGGCATTCAACGCTATGAATGCTGAGTCCGAAGCCCGCTTCGGAGTCACGCTGCGGCCTACGGGTAGGATGTCGTCCTACAGGACGTTGAATGAGCAGCGTTATCTCTACAACCTGTACCTCCAGGGTAGAGGGAACCTAGCCGCCGTTCCTGGCACATCCAACCACGGTCTGGGCCTTGCCGTTGACTTGGCAACGCATCAGATGCGTGATATAGTAGACCAAATAGGCGCAAAATACGGCTGGGCCAAGAGATGGTCAGACGCGCCTTCTGAATGGTGGCACATTAAGTGGAGGAGCGGAGTTTGGAACGGAAAGGTACCAGATAAATACAAAACCCTAAAGCGGGGACAGACTGGGCCTTCGGTTCTACGAATGAAGAAGGCGATGAGGAAACACGGACTTCAGCAATTCAATGCCTACACTCCGTTTTTCGATAAGCGGACGGAGGCTGCACTAAAGCGGCTTCAGCATCGTCATGGGTTGAAGGCAGACGGGATCTGTGGACCTAAAACATGGTCTCTGATCACCTAGCCTGTCTAGCTCAATTGGTAGAGCGCCAACCTTGTAAGTTGGGGGTTATCGGTTCGAGTCCGATGGCAGGCTCTTATGCTTGATCGCAGTGCAAGACTTCTTACTGAGTACCAGTATGAAATTGCTTTGAAGAAAGAGCAAGAGTGGTTTAATCGTGTATCGCTTGAATGTCCAGAATGTGGGGTTAGGACCATCCTCCCTAGGGAGGACTATCTCTGCGCGGAATGTCGCCTATCCTATGGCGACAACGGCGAAATGGGCTATACCATGCCCGACTTGCGATGAAATTCCGCGTCTCCAGCAGTGGTGTCCTGACTGTCGTGATCGTGGCGTAGCCACGAAGGGCCTAGGCCGCAACCGCAGTGGTAACGTCATGCTTGAGCAGATGAAGCTTGAGCGGCAGAAAATGGAGATGGAGGCTGCTCAGGAAGCTGAGCAAGCTCGTATCGAAAGTCGTACCATGATGTGCCCAGAGTGTGATACACTGGGCTTCGTGGAAGAGAACGACTATATTTGTACGAAATGCCGTAATGATGTCTCGGGGGTGTAGCTCAGTTGGTAGAGCGCCTGCTTTGCAAGCAGGATGTCAGGGGTTCGAGTCCCCTCTCCTCCATGAAACAAACTTGGCGACGAGCCAGGGCAACGCGATAGCGCGACTACGGTCGATAATGAGACGGGCGGCTGGTGCGGCTAAGGGAGTCATGTCCCTCTATGCTGAGGTTCGAATCCTCGAAGCTCGTCTCATACGCGGGTAAGGTGTTACTGGCTGCACGGGAGCCTTCCAAGCTCTAAGAACGGGTTCGAGTCCCGTTACCCGCTTAAGTAACCTATCCTAGGGGCCGGAACCCTGATGATGGTCGGGTTGCTGCCTGAGTAGCTCAGAAATTGTCACCAGACGGAGCGAGCCGGAACTCGCATTGATGTCTGTAATGAGAGCGGCAGAACTTATCCTGTAGGTCACGGTCTGACGAACCGTCTCGGGCGACACTTATGTTGAACGATTTCGGAGTTCCCACTTCGGCTTCCAAGAGGAAATGTCGCAAGCCAAAGTACCTGAAGGGTTACAAGGCCTGGTGCGGGGTGCATCAGGAGACCCGGAAGATGGCGGCTCGCGCTAGCAGGAAGAATAATCGGATCGAGATGACAATCGACCCGGCGAAGATGAAGCGCACGCCCGATCAGGGCAAACGGCAGGTCGCGGCTAATCGCTGCGGCAACGGTTGCGGCCGTCGTGCTGTAATGAAGGATTATCTTTGCCCGCGCTGTCGCGGGTGATCTGGAGACGTAGCTCAGTTGGTTAGAGCGCTGCCCTGTCACGGCAGAGGTCGCGGGTTCGAGCCCCGTCGTTTCCGCTTAGTATATTTAGTCAATTGCTATGCCTAACATATACTATTCCCCAGAGAAGTTCGGCCTCAAGGTCGTCGCGGAGCTAGAGTACTCAGACATGAACTATGTGTTTGACACACTGGTTGTGTGGGCCGATGAGAATGGAGTTCTCTATTCTGCACGCGATGCAGGTTGTTCATGTCCTACTCCGTTTGAGGATTATGGATCCATCGCTGAGCTAGATCGCGTTCACTATTCCTCTCTGAGGGATGAGGTGCAGGCATCTAGGGGCGATGGGAACCCAGATTTTGATCGGGATCGGCGAGTCTTCTTGCTCGACGTGAAGAATTTCACGGGTTGGGATACCAACCCATGCGCTGATTGCAGACAGCCAGCACTCTTGGGTGACTACCTCTGCAAGGCCTGCCGGGAGGCCTAATCCCGGTCCCGGCTCTATAGCTCAGTTGGTTCAGAGCGCACGACTCATAATCGTGAGGTCGAGAGTTCAAGTCTCTCTAGAGCCATACTTAATACAAAAGCCTCGGGTGCGACTGGATAACAAGTGCTATGGCACTTCCATCCACCCCTCCTCGTGGGCTTGTCTATTCCGTGTCATTAGGCGACACAGGATGGCCGGTTTATGCTGCGCAATGCGCGCTAGATAGTATTCGTTTCGCGACCAAGGAAACTTGGCCGAACCTCACCCCTGACGGTGATTTTGGGCAGTTCACAGATGAGGCCGCCCGAGCATTTCAGTTGAAGTATGGGCTGACGGTCGATGGCAAACTTGGCCCGGCATCAGCCCGCAAGCTCGTGGAGCTTCTGGACCACAGGGTCCATACCCTACTCCCCGCCGTTCCCGATGGACTAATTCGCGGAATGGCCGAGGGTGAGGGAGGAGACATCCTCGCCGCCGTCAACTGGTCCATCCCTGGTGGCGTCGATTGCGGCATCATGCAATATCGCGTCTATGGCCCGCCGTACGATCTCGAAGCCATGAGATCTGCGTTCAATCCGGTTCAGGCGATGCTTAGAGCAGGAACCGATTTCTTAGCTCGTACCGAGGCTTTTACGGCCTACGCGGCGGTTCGGAACCACGCCAAGCCGCAGGAGTTCGCCAAGCGCCTCGCCGTCCTGGCCCACAACTGGCCCGCAGGCGCTCTGGACCTCGCCAAGGACGGCCTTCTCTCACGGCCGAATGATCTCGCCACTTGGGTCCCTTCCGGAGCCAAGTTCCCCGATGGCACAGCGGTGAAAACCCGTCTGCAATGGGCACAGTTCTACGCCTTGGGCGGAATCCATGGCGAAGCGGTGATCGCAAAATACGTAAAGGAGTGGTAGGCATGAATTTTAAACTGGGTAAGAAGCTTGGCGTTGTTGAAGATCCTCGGACCTTCAAACTGAAGGATATTGTGTCGTCGGATATAATTCCGCCTGATAAATATCACATCGATCATAATCAGACGGAGTTTCCGCTGTTTGCTAATGATCAGTATGGCGACTGTACTTGTGCATCCCAGGGCCACCGAATCGTTGCTCAGGAGCGCAACGCCAGTCAAAAGGAGCTAGCGCTAACCGATGAAGACGTTCTTGAAGTTTATTCTGCTGTTACTGGTTTTCGTCCTGACGACCCAAATACTGACAATGGTGCTTATTGCCTTGACGTTCTTAACTATATGCGCCGTGTGGGGATGGGACAGGAAAAGGACGGAACCTCCCATACCATCTACGCCTATGCTAAGGTAAATCACAAGGACCATAACGAGGTTAAGCTTGCCTCCTATATCTTTGGAGGGGTATACACCGGAGTGGCCCTACCGATTAGTGCGCAGTCCCAAGTGGGTGATGTCTGGGAGATCGTCCCCGGATCCGACTCGGCCTACGGAAGCTGGGGAGGTCACGCGATGTCCACGGTCGGCTACGACGAGACGGGGCCGATTTTTATTACCTGGGGAGCCCTCCAGCATGCGACCTGGGACTGGTGGCACAAGTACGTCGATGAGTCGTACGCGGTGATCAGCGAGGATCTGATCCGTTCGCGCGGAACGACTCGTTTGGGCTTCAACCTAAACCAGCTTCAGGCCGAGCTTGCCAATCTCCGCTGATCTGCTAGCGTATAGAGCGTCAATAGACCACGTAGTAAGCGAGGCCCGGAAACGGGCCTTGTTCTGTAATCCAACGAAAGGAGTTGTTCCACCGGCTTGCGCCGCCGCCCCGTGCGATGGGGCTATTTGAAGTCACGTAATGAAGTGGCGCGCAAGACGAGGGTAAGTTATGCACGTCTCACTAGTGACTGCGGCCATTGTGGTAGCCGCAGCCGCTCCGCATGGAGCGAAGTCCCACAACGGCTGCAATACGCAGGCCTGCACGGCTCGTGTATGTCAGACCGTAAGCTGTAAGACGCGCGTTCAGTCCAAGAAATGGATTAAGCTACAGCGCGCCCTCCCCGCGTCCACTAAGGCGATGCTCGCCCGACTGCGGGGCTGTGAAACACGAGGGATTCCATTCCCTACAAACTATCGTTATGACGGGCATCATGACGGGGCCTATCAGTACGATGGGCCTACCTGGCATGAGGCCGGTGGCTGGGGATATGCCTATCAGGCGAGTCCTGCGGAACAGGATGTACGGACCGCTTGGTTCTACCCATCCCACCGTGGCCGTTGGGAGTGTGTGGCTTGACAAAGTGACTAGCACCTGATAAGGTTCCCCATAGAGCAAGAGGTAGCAATCGAACGATGTCCCTCACGCAGCGGCGGTCGTTGGCCTGGTACCGGGTCGCTTAAATGCTTACGACGACACCGGCTGAAGATACAAAGCGGTTTCGCCTGCCCGCCGAGATATACGGTTCGGCCCTCTCACCTAGTAACGCCCATTCCGTCACTTGGCGGGAACCAAGGATAGACGAATTAGTCTGGGCCTGAAGAGTAACCGAGAAGGAGTCCAGCGATATCAAGAGGCCCGCCTAGTGCGGGCCTTTTTCTTTGCCTGATCGGGCTGATAAGAGGCGATGGCCTTTGTGAGTCCGAACATGTCTTTGAAAGTATGGAATTCGTCCCAGGATTCATACGATCACGAGCAGTTAGCAGATAATTTCCTCAAGCTCGACCAGCATAACCACACGATGGGCCAGGGAGCCCAGATTCCTACGGGTGGTATCGCCGATGGATCGATCACGGTAGCTAAGCTCGCCGGGGATACCCTTTCCGCCATCGGGACTGGTATCCCTACGGTGACCTCCCTGCCGGGCTCTCCCGTTGATGGACAACAGGTTTACTTCATAGCCGACAACACCAAGGGTGTAATTTGGCACTTGAGGTATCGAGCGGCTAGCTCTTCTGCGTTCAAATGGGAGTTTGTTGGCGGGCCTCCGATTCGTAACGGACTCGGAAGTGTAGTCAAGGTGGCGACTACCGCCTATGCCCAGATGTCCCTAGCAATCTCGCTAGTTGCCCCGTTGTCCGGCGACTATGAAGTCCAATTAACGGGGAACAGAATTCAGAATAACGCTGTTGGCGTGGCAGTATATGCATACCTAGTTTCTACGGGAGCGGGGGACGCCACGGGTGACAATGACATGGCGTACGCCTTGATCGGCCAGTTTCAGTCGGCTCCGTTAGCGGTACGAAGCGCATTAACTGGTGTGACGGGAGGAAACACCATCGATGCGAACGTTGCCCACGGGGATATTACCTCCAGCGTGTCGTATAAGGGTCTACGTTTGACCGCTACTCCCGTGAGGGTCGGATAATGCAGACCTCCGTCAACATGTCCTTAACCATCTGGAATAATCCTGATGATGCTTACGATCATAACGAGCTAGCTGCAAACTGGCAGGCCCTAGATTCCCACAACCATACCAGCGGGAAGGGCGTCCAGATCCCTTCTGGCGGTATCGCTGACGGCGCGATCACCACCAACAAACTTGGTGCAAATGCCGTTACGACAACTCAGATTGCTAATCAAACGATCCTTGGTACCGATATCGCCAATGGGGCCATTGGTGCCCAGCAGCTAGACAATACATTATTCTCCAAGCTGGTTCCTTTGGGAGCGGTAACGGCGTGGTTCCGTCCTTCCACTTCGGTTGCCGTTCCTGCCGGGTGGGTTATCGCAGTAGGACAGACCTTGACGACGGGCCAGCACGGTTGGACGAGCTTTACCAACGTGACCCTACCGGACCTACGAAACGCCTTCATCTTGGGCGCGGCTACCTCGGGTACCGGAACAGGCCCGTCGCAGCCACCGGCTGAAAATGCTACGGGAGGGGCAAACACCCGCACTTGGAACCACTCCCACACGGTCCCTGGGCACTCGCATACTGTGAATGCTCACTCTCACACGGTGAACGATCACTCGCACAGTATGCCCTCTCACTCCCATTCTATTAGCGGCGATGGGGACCACAACCATGGGATGCATTCTCGTTTAAACGCTTTTATTCAGAACATCCAAGTAAAGGATATTGCTAATAATGTCCGCTCAAATAGCTTGCAGTCGCTTTATGTAGCTGGCTTCAATCAGGGATCCGACGATGTCGCAGCGCCTAATTCGGGCTCGCACTCGCACGGAGGAGCCACGGGGGCGGCTTCTGGAACTACGGGCGGCGCTACTCCCGGAACCTCAAACGCCTCTCCCGGAACGTCGTCGGTTGGCCTTACGACCGACGCAGCCACGGCGGGGGGAGATATCCGCCCGACCTTTGTGGGGCTTCTTTACATTATGAAAGTTTTGGATCCAAGTTAATGGCTCGTACCACTACGAATATCGCTCTCAAAGTTTGGGACCTGATCACCGATAAGTTCAATCACAGTGATCTCGCTGGAAATTGGGATAAAATGGATGCCCATGACCATACCTCGGGAAAGGGTGTTGCTATCCCGTCAGGAGGTTTGGCCCCCAATTCTGTGATCACGCCTAAGGTGCTCGATGGCGCTATCACGACGCCCAAGATTGGAGACAACCAAGTCACCTATCAAAAGATGGCTAAGGACGGTCTTGGTCCAAGCGTGGGAGCGTTTTATGTATATCGCAGTACTGGCAATACCGCGTCGGTGGCTCATTCGGCGCAGGTTCCATTTAATGCTTGGGCATTTGACCTATCCAGTGTTTACAATCTCGGCACGAACCGCTTCCAGCCCACAGTAAAGGGCTACTATCGTCTGAGTTGGCAAGTTGCGTTATATGCTGCGCTGGCCGCCGATACCTACTTCTACACAAGCCTCTACAAGCCTACAGGTGTAGGTGCAGGTCATGTAAATTACGGTACCACAATCTTCCAGCGCGGTAGCACCCCCATGAGCAATGGTGGCTCAGCGCTAGTTCTAGCCAATGGCACCACTGACGCATATCAAATTTTGAATTGGTATGGAGATTCTGCGTCTCACGCGATCAATGGATCGCCAGAGGGATCATTGACTTGGTTCTGTGGTGAGTTCGTTGGTCCGGTCACCTAACTTCTTCTTTGTTTCCCTGTAGTAAGGGGTGAATCCAAGGTGCGTACCACTGCGGCTGGCGCACCGAGAAACCCGAGGAGGGTAAACAGATTATGGCAGAACTAGTTGAAGTACGCGGGTTGAACCGTCGCGGAGTACGCATTGGTACTAAGACGGTCACCAATAAGTCGTCAAGTGTTATCGATCTCGATGACGCGGTAACGCGCCGCGACGTATCGAAGCACACGACGATTGGGGCCCTAGCAATTTTGGGCTCTGTTCCTGTAGCAGTTGCTTCAGGCGCAGTGGTTTCAAACGGAACAACTACCACGATTTCTACCACTGCCGGTTCGCTTCTGCGAAACGACGGTCAGGTAGTCACGGTAGCTGCGGTTAACAATGCAGCGTTGGCATCGGCTCCCGATGCGACGAACCCGCGCATCGATCTTGTCGTGGTTGACAACGCATCGGGCGCGGTAACGAACGTGGCAGGAACGGCAGCGGCAACGCCTGTCATTCCGGTGCCAGCGGCAGGCAAGACGGTGCTGGCAACGGTCCGTGTAGCGGCAAACGCCTCTACATCTGCGGGTGTGGTAATCACAGACGTAGCTCCACGTCTGTAGCTTGTTGTTAGTCTCATAGTTGTAGGAGGTGACCCTATCTCGCATTGTGCCCGCTATTTGGCGGGCACTTTGTGTTTAACACTTGCCCTCGTGTTAATATAGGACTATGAATCGTAAAGCTTTACGCGACGACCGTATGGATATTGGCAAGGAGTTTGCTCATGCAGCGGGCGACCTTACCGATACCGAGGTCACGCAAATCTTCAAAGTGGTGGAACAGGTTCGACTCCGCTACGCGGGGAAAAAGAACACTCCGGACAATTTGGAACATCTCCGCGACGAGGTGCTGACCCGCCTTATGGAGATTGGGATCCTCGCTACGCTTGACCCCACTCCTTGCTATTACGGCGAGCCTCCAACGCTAGAGATTATCGGAAAGATCACTGGCGACTCCATTCACAAACATGGCTTTGACCATGAGAAGAAAATGTATGAGGTTCGAAAGGCCGTTGAGCGCAATGAGGAATGGCTCGGCGAGAAGGAAGGCGTCAATAAGCGCAAGGACGGCGACAAGAGATGATGTTCCGTGGACTTCTTTGATGAAATCCAAAAGGGACTGGCAAGTAAGCGGGTAGGGATAGAGGAATTCTGCGAGAGCACCGATTTCTGCGGCAAGCGCCTTTATCCCCGTCAGAAGCTCCTCCTTAAGTTGATGTTCTTGGAGGAGTTGACGGGCAAGGAGGAAGACATCCTCAACTACTGGATTAAGGGTGGCCGTAGCGGCAAAGAGATCCTGATCTCGCCGCTGATCCGGGAGCGCGTCCAAACCCTCCGCGACATGGGCTACTCCCATTTCCGCGAAATAGTGCTGGTCGGAGGGCGACGATCATCCAAGGGCTTCGTCACCGGGATGGCCCTAGCCAAGAAGATGTATGACACGCTCCAGTTGCAGGACCCTGGAACGTATTACGGCATCGACCCGGACAAGGAAATCTATTTCACCTGCCTAGCGTCTTCGCAGGATCAGGCCAAGAAGTACCAGTACGCCGACTTTTCTTCCACGATTGCTCGTTGTCGCAATATGGAAGACAGCATCACGAAGATCCAGGAGCTTGAGTTCTCGGTCGCCACCGAGGCCGACAAGCAGATGATGGGGCGTCACAAGCGCGCTGCCGGTCGCATGGGCCGCGATATCTCGAAGCTTCGCGGACAGGCCCTCGCCGCCAACGCTTCCACCCTCCGTGGTTCGGCCACCATCGCCATCTGCTTTGACGAGATGGCGCACATGCAGCAGGAGGGCGAGTCTGCTCAGACCGCCTCATCGGTGTACGAGGCCGCGATGCCGTCGCTCGCGCAGTTCGGTAAGGACGCCATGGTCTTTTGTAACCCACCGGAGGCTCCAATGTGGATGGCGGATCTTTCATTTAAGCCGATTGGAGATGTGCAAGTCGGAGATCGCGTAATTGGATGGCATAAACCAGAGGGTAAGGTTCACCGCGAGCTTTGCGACTCGGAAGTTTTAAACGTAATACGCAGAGAGTCTGCGATGGTGAAAATCACCATGGAGTCCGGTCGAGTGTTTCGCTGTACTCCTGATCATAGATGGTTAACCTTATCTAGCGGAGGTAACAAGGAAACCCACGGGGGAGAGTGGTATGCGCCGCCAAAGGTCGGACGCAAGCTTGCTCATGTCGTAGATCCGACTCCTGAGCTAAGCCATGATCTGATTAGGGATGCCGCCTGGTTAGGCGGAATGTTTGACGGGGAAGGTTATGCTGCGCGAGCCAAACAACTTACTATTTGCCAGTCACGTTCCGTAAACCCCCTTGTATGTGGAAGAATTGAAAAAACGTTAGATCGACTAGGGTTTCAGTGGGTATATCATCCTATCAATGGTAAGTTAGGAGAGGGTGGCGCGTATCATATTCTGGGGGGTAAACAGACATTAATTGATTTCGCAAATTGGACTCGACCTGCTCAGCTTCATAAACTCCAAGATAAGGCGCTTACGGGTCGCTGGCGTACAGAGGATAAAATTGCCTCTATCGAAGACGGTGGTTACGGAGAGGTAGTCGCGCTCACCACGACAACTGGTAATTATATTTGCAATGGATACGCATCTAAGAACTGCAACTCCTCGCCGTACACCAAGATCGGCAAGTTCTACGAGCGCTACGAGGACGGTCTACGAGTCAAAGACGGTAAGCCTCTCGCCCCCTTGATGTTTACCTTCCAGTTCCCATCGTGGGCGCTCTTTGAGGGCTGGCAGGACGATCCCGAGCGCCGCTTCCGCAAGGCGATTACCGTCTCCCCGGACTGGGACCCGGAGGAGAAGGTCCCCGAGACGGATAAGTACTACCACTCGCCCGAGGACCGCGATGCCATCATCATCGCCCGCGACGAGGAGCGCCAGGATCCCGACACCTACAAGGTCGAGCGCCGGGCAGAGTTTGCCGAGATCGTGGACGCCTTCCTACGCCCCGAGATGGTAGACCGCGCCTATCTGGGACGCCCGACGCGAGACGGCGGCTTCATCGGCCTGAAGAACAACTTTAACAACTCGTCGTTCATGTACAAGTACAAGGCCCATCTAGACCCGTCGTCCACCACGGCGGGGTTCGGCTTTGCCATGGGTCATGTCGAACAACTTGAAGAGGACGATGGTCGTCTGCGTGACCATGTGGTCATCGACATCGTTCAGCGCTGGACTCCGGATCGATTCCCCGAGGGCGTTGTTGACTGGCAGGTCGTGCTCAAGGATATTGTCAGGTACATTAACTTGTTCGAGCCGTACGAGATCACCTTCGACCAGTTCCAGTCGCAGGCTCCGATTCAGTGGCTCAACAAATGGCTGCGCGAGAACAACATGAGCAATATCATGGTGTATGAGAAGACAGCCACCGCCCAGTACAACTGGAACCGCGCTGAGGTGTTTCGTACCGCGTTGTATCAGGGCCTAGTCCATATCCCTAATGACACCAGGGATGCGGAATATTCGGCTCAGGAACTCAAGCACCTCCAGCAGGTCAATACAGCCGGGCGCTTCCCTCGCGTGGACAAGCAGGAGATCGGCCCCGTCCAGACCAAGGACATGGCCGACTGCATCATGGAGGTCACCGAGGCGCTGATTGGTAATGTCATTGCCAACGAGACACGTACTAACCTAGGTGAGCTATCACCCCAGGTTGGTGCTCAGGGCGGATATCAAATTGGTGGACGCAATGAGCAGATGGACAACTTCTATCACTCACGTAAGGGCACGAATACCTTCAGGGAACAGAAGTCTAGCGCAGCCGAAGCTACCAACCAATTTGACAAGGTTCGTAATAATCTTGATCGTCTAACAGCCTCTCGATCCGGGTCTTGGAATGCCCGTGGCCGACGTGGTGGCGGTGGAGGAAGAGGACGAGGTTACTAATTCACTTGAAAAGTTCCTCGTGCAACATTGTAATGAACGAAACCCATGCCTGCTACACCTACTTACGTATTCGATGATGATGGTAAGGCCTACGCCTACCTCGCTGGCAAGATAGTCGCGTCCGCAGATGACATTGACGAGCTTGAAGAAAAACTAGCTGGCGGTCATGCCTCTGATTGCGGTTGCGGATTTTGCCTAAACAAGGGCAACATCGGCCAGTCTAAGGACTCTGAGGAGGAGTCAGAGACTCCGGACGACGAGGAAGAGGTAAAGGAGGCGAAGGTCACCCTTGCCAATGCCACGCACATTCAAACTCCGAATGGGCTCAAGGGCACCATCTTGGGCAAGCAGCGCGGCCTCTGGGGTGATCAGGTCACCATCCGCTTGGAGAATGGGCGCATCGCAAAGTTCGATGTCGCCCCGGATTCCAAGGTGAGCTACCTCAAGGAGGAGACTCCGCAGAAGGTCTCCGCGATTCCGACATTGCAGGAGCGTCTAGCTAAGACTCCTGACGGAACTCGCCGGTCTCTACTGGACCGCCTCGAAGAACTTAAGTCCATCAAGAAGGATGCGGCACAGCTAGTCACCTCTGCGCCATACACCGATGGCGAGACCTTGGACAATATGATCGTCCAGGCCGACTACGAGATGCGCGAGATCGGGGAGGCGCTTGACGCCCTTGAGGGCGCGCAGGCGTTCGAAGCCCCCGCGCCATTTTCTACCGGGGTAGCGGAGCAGGCCTCTCTCGGCGGGAACGACACAAGCTGGCTGGAGCGCACCGTCGAGGACATGGTTTCGGAGAATGAAGCACAGGACTTCGACCAACTGATGGATGAAGGTCCCGACGAGTTTGTCTCCGAGCTAGAGACCCCGGTTCTTCAAGATGATGATCTTGTAACCGAGTACGCCAGCGAGTACGTCTCATCCAAGACCGCTGGCCTAGATGCTGAGGTCGTGCATAACTTCCGTCAGGCCTTTGTCGCCCGCGCGCTGACCGCGCGAGATCGTGAGCTAGAGGCACGCGAGGTTGAAGAGGGCCAGCAGAAGGAAGCGTCAACCGACACCTATGATGGCCCAGACGAGGCGATCTTCTTTTAATTATGTCCTTTGGAATTTTTGAACATCTAGCGGCAAATGATGACTCAAAGCGACTAGCCTCTCGTAAGGCGCTCGCCGTGGCTCGTGCTAGGGCCAACAAGCGCTTCGCGCGTTTCCTTGATGCGTCTCAGAACGCGCAGGAGCGCGAGGTGCGTCTAGCGCTGGTAGCGGGGGATCTCACGGAGACGGTGCGCCAGGCATGCGCCGACTGCGAACACGAGGACTGGGAGCCGGTCCTAGAGGCCGTCCAGAGCCATCTCGGCATGATCGTGGAGGCTCGCCGCCCGAAGATGTGCCCCTTCCATCGTGAGGTCACAGACATCTCTCTTCAGGCTGGCGATCCACAGGCGGGCTTCACCGCCATGGGCCAGCACGCCTTCGGCGAGAAGTCTTGCCGTGGGGCCTATGAAGGAAATTGTAACTTCAAGCCCGAGATGACCACCCAGTCGTACTGGGATAAGAAGACTGAGGAGGCCGATTCGCGCCGCCAGCAGCGCGAAGTCCAGCCCGAGGTTGCCAGCCCGGTTGACGATCTTACTGATATTACTGAGCTAAGAATCGAAGATCTAGACGACTCGGGCATCGATTTCGCTAACGAGCCATCGGCGGTTGGCGACTTCTCCGAAGTTCCAGCGGGGGAGCCCGAGATGGCAATGGCGGCACACGTTGCGGCGGTTGTGCCGAGCCCTTTAGTTCATGGCGGATCGTTAGCGCCACTTTCGATGATCGCCCAGAAGAAGCCGGGGCTGATGATCAACGGGATGCCCTTTGAGCAATTCCAGCAGCAGGCTGCGTCTTCGGGGATGGCTCCAGACGCCTACGAAGCCTTAGAGGTATCTCACCCTCATCCTACCTGGGAAGGTATTGCTTCAGACATCCTTCGTGTAGGACATGACGGCCCTTTGCGTGATCACATGAAGCGCATGAAGGAACGTCGCGACCAACAGCAGCAGGCCGAGATGGCTCCCCCTCCGGTGCAGCAGCCTCCGATAGGTGGAGGCCCGGCGCTGGCTTCGCATACGGCTGAAGCATTAGAGACCGTAGATGTAACCCAGGGATCTGACACCGCGCTTCCTAAGATGGATAAGCGAAAGTGGACTCCTCAGAACGTCAAGTTGGTTGAT